TTAGTAATTATTAGTAATTATTAGTAATTATTAGTAATTATTAGTAATTATTACTAATTATTTTAATATACATATATATTATTATGCCTAAAACTAAAAAAAATAAACAACGAGAAGGATTTTCTACATTGGTCGGTTCGCGTAGACAAGTGTGGAATGGCACAGCGTTTAAGACATCTGGTGGTTTGACTAAACCGAAATTAACTATGACAAAAAACGGACGTATCGTATCAGCAAACAAACACCTTAGCGCAAAAAAAAATAACAATTTATTAAAACATGGATATGGTTACGAGAAGGGTAAATGGGGGTCTGTTACGTGTCGTATAAAAAAATCAAAGAAAAAATCCAAGAGAATATCTCAAAAAGATCTAATACCTATTTAATTTATTTAAGTTTGATTTATATTTTAAGACTTTGTTTATCTTAAATATAAATCTATTATTTAATCATATATAATGAGCAGATATCACACTATTAATTATATTTATATTTTTCAACGTTCGGTGTTATTTGTTTTCTAATATACCAGCATATTTTTTATTTTTATTAATTATTTTGGCATATTTAAGTATCCGGCGCAAATTATAAACTTGGTGTAATATTATTAAACATTTGGATATTTCAAACGCCGAATTTAAAATTTATAAAAGATTACTTTCAAACATATTTTTTGATATTGATAAGTAATATAGCTTAGTAATTTCCAATTGTTGGCTACGAATTATTTTGTATGCCAAATCTATAATAAAGTCATTTTTTGTTGTTTTTAAAATTTTTTTGCTCATATCAACCGCAACCTGATGATGCGGTATCATATGTTGGATATACATCGCATCACTCATATTATGTAATTTTTTATTATGAGACATATTAAAAAACACAGGGTCGCAAAATGTATTAATTAAATAAGGTACATTTGGATATACAAAATCACCTTGCGTGTAGATATACGAAGTATCCATTTTAATGTTTTTATTACTCATTTCATCGTTAAAATCATTATTAGGATTATCGTCTATTTTTGAATCTTTCATTAGATTTATTTCATAATTTTGCAGTCTTATTACATTTCTTAATATATCAAGAATTACTGGGTTTTTTGTATTATGTAAATGAGTTTCGCTCATATAAACAGCAACTTCATGATGCGATATCATATGATTTATGTATTCAGTATCTGTTAATTGTTTATTGCATATGTTTGGTTCTTTATATGTGTTTAAAATTATTACAATCAATATTAAACATACGATAATTAGCATTTTAACCATATTATATTACATCACATATTATAATAAATAGGCATAAATACTACCTCGCAAGAGGTCCTAAATACAATTATAATACTGAGAGAAAACTGTATCGAAATAAAGATAAGGATTAAATTAGTCTGAGTTTAAATACGCAAATGCGCAAATGTAATATTTAACATTATTATCATATTATTATTTTTCATAATTATTTTAGCAATAATGATATTAAATGTATTAAATACATTTAATATTTAAATGATAAATGGACACTGGTAAAAAAACATTGTGTTTGAATATGATTGTAAAAGACGAATCCCTTATTATTTTAGATACCCTTAAAAATATTACAGATAATGTAGAAATAGATTATTGGGTTATTTCTGATACAGGTTCTACTGATAATACATGTGACATTATAGAAACATTTTTTAGTGAAAAAAAAATACCTGGAGAGCTCTTGCGATGCGAATGGAAAGATTTTGGATACAACCGAACAATTGCTATTCAAGCTGCGTATAATAAAACGGATTTTTTATTGATTTTTGATGCCGACGATGAGATTTGCGGAGAGTTTAGTCTGCCGTTTAAATCTAACAGCGCAACGAACTTATCTGTATACGATGATATGTATATGGTTAAAATCGGAAAAGGCACGACATGGACAAGACCGCTTATTGTGAATAATCGCAAAAAATGGATGTTTCGTGGGATATTGCATGAGTTTTTATCAGAACTAGAGGTCATAACCGGTTGCTCTGTGATTGAAGGAAATTATCATATAAATGGAAGAACTATTGGACATAGAAGCAATAATCCTAACAAATATATCAACGATGCTAACATACTAAAAACCGCATATTTTGCAGAATTAAACAATGAGGATAAAGGATTGTCCGATAGATATGGGTTTTATACCGCTAGAAGTTTCCATGACGCTGGTCCGGAATTTTTTAAAGATGCTATAGAGTGGTACAAGATTGCATTAGAAAACGTCAGACAATGGTCGCAAGAAAAGTATTATGCTGCATATAGCATTGGTGTAATATATGAGAAACAGGGGAATTTTGAAGAAGCTCTGTTGTATTTTTTAAAAACGATCGAATATGACGCAGAGCGAATAGAAGGGATTGCGTCTGCAGTGCAATTGTGTTATAATCGCGGACATCATACATTAGTTAATTGTATATGCAATAAATTTAAAAATGTTGTTTTTGTTCCAAACACAAGTAAATTATTTAATGTGTCATATTTTTACAATGATAGACTTGACTACATTAATAGTATATCAGCGTATTACGCAAATGATAAAACAGAAGGATATAAATGCTGTAAGCGTGTGATATTGAATAATAAGGTGTCAGATGAAGAAATGTTCATTACTGCATGCAATTTATGTTTTTATACAAGTATGATCGACGATGATCCAGACACGCTAGAATTATTTAAAATGGTTGATATCGTGTGTTACAAAAACATGTATAGATTGACAGACGGTGTTGATAAATTATGTAAATTGTTATTTAAAAAAAATGAAAAAACACTATCAATCGAAGAATACATCGACGACGAAAATATTATAAACGTGTTAATAGATGAAAAATGTGAGATTTAATTATTAAAATATTATCTTTTTACACCTATTTCCGTATTGCGTTTAGTCTGCAATTGTTCAATTGACACAGATCCTATTTTATCTGGCGAGTAACTATCAGGCGGCGTATCTATAGACCCGCTATAATTAATTGTAGCATAATGATGTTGTTGTCTCATCCCTCCATCGTTTCCAGCTAAGAGTGAATTCGGGTCTTGGTCCAAGAAACTGTAATTGTCTGAAATTATAAAATTACTTGAACCAATCGAATATGCCAATGGTTCGCCGTTATTGTTTGTGGCGACGACAGTCTGTTTTTGTGTAGTTGGTTCTAAATATTTAGTGATATCACCGAGTCCCGAAATAACCTGATGATTTTTGTTTAAAAGTAGTAACGAGGGTACCTTTTTTACCGTCGGCGGGAGTAGTATTTCCTGTGAATTTTCTAAAACAATAAACATGTCTCCATTGCTTTTTTTTATACGTTTATCTATATTTATAAAATGCATATTTTTCTTAATCTCGTCTATTTTTGATATAGTGTGCAATAATGTTTTACAATTTTCACAATAACTACTATAATAAAGAATCGAACTCATTAATATAGACTACACTTAAGAAATCATTTTTTAACTTATTATTAATTAAATTGATTTATAAAAACCCCATTATATAATATACAGCTATGAATCCAATGATTAAAGATATTAAAACCGACAACGGTTATTTAACTTTCACCTTGAGCGGCGTCGATGTATCTATAGCGAACGCAATAAGACGAATAATTCTCTCTGAAATAGAGACGGTGGTTTTTAGAACAGCACCCTACTCTAGATGCCTTGCTACCATTAAAACAAATACTACTCGGTTAAACAACGAAATTATAAAACAGCGTTTAAGTTGCATTCCGATACACGGCATAAATGTAGAAGAGATTAAAACCGATACTCCGGCCATCAAATACCTTCTAAAAATAAACAAAACAAATACTTCTAGCGAGGTTGTTTATGTAACGACTCAAGATTTTCAAATTACTAGAGAAGACAAAGACAAAACCCAACTGCCAGAGTTGTCTAAAAAGGAAATGGAGGCGTTCTTTCCACCAAATCCCATCACTAAATCATTTATAGATTTAGCGAGACTGCGTCCTAAAATAGGAAATGTTGAAGGAGATAGCTTGATATTATCGTGTGAATTGGACGTTGGTTCTGCGCAGGAAGACAGTTCGTTTAATGTAGCTTCTACGTGTTCTTATATAAACACTCCTGATAAAGCTAAAGCAGATGCAGCTTGGAAAAAGATCGCAGGAGAAGACACGTCTAAGAAATCTGCGGAAGAAAATGCAGAAGACGAGTTTATACAAAGAGATTGGTATATGCTCGACTCTAAACGACACTTTACGCCAAACTCGTTCGATTTCACTATCCAGAGTGTAGGACAATATACAAATAAAGAGCTAATTGAAAAATCATGTGAGGTTATGTTACTAAAGCTCGCAGAGTTTCAACAAAACGTGAATAAAAAAAACATCACTAAAGTTAACATTGTTGCAGCTGATACGACTATTGATAACGCATTTGATATCGTAATGTACGGAGAAGGCTATACTTTGGGGAAAGTTATTGAATGTCTATTATTTGAGACATTCTACAAGATTGAAGCAATTACATATTGTGGGTTCGTAAAACCACACCCACATGACGATGTATCTAAAATTCGAATAGGAATAAACCCGGATATAGAAGGGTTAGAGACAGTATATAAGATGTTAGACGAGGTTGTGGTCGAATCGTTAAAGATTTTTAATATTATACTTGATAAATTTAAAAAGAATGCACGCAAATAATCATAAGGTAAATAAATCATAATATAAATGCGTGATTATCTACATTTTAAGCAAAAAAATAATTGTTACGATTCAATCTAAAATTATACGAACATATAAATAATGAACGTTCATTAATTGTAAACAATTTAATACAAAAATATATATCATAAATATAGATGGATGATATATATAAAATAGGGGATGTTATTCGGATTATTTCAACGAATGAAGATGTAAATAATCATATTTTTTTAATTAGAGAAATTAGTCGCTCTAGAAACAATACAGAGATTGTATTAATGGACCAATATGATTCCAATTTTAAATATTTTTTAAATGTATCCCCTAGTGGTAAATTAAAAAACGTGGAAATAATAAGCATTGTTAAAGTTGACAAAACTGACATAGGTCTAGCTGTTAGTAAAAAATTTGTACCAGGAGAAACAGTTGACATTATTTATAAATCGGATGATAAACAGGTAGGTAAAATTACTGGAGAAATTATAGAGCTAAATGGCAACGTCATAACTGTTATGACCGAGCAGGATCTGACGATATATATAGATGTAAACGACTTATCCAATATGCCATTTAAACTGGAGCTTAATGCTGAAAAAAACAAAATCGTAGAGTCTGAAGAATGGATACAATTCGAGTACGACGAAGAGATTGTAGAGGAAAAAAAAAGATACGATTTCAAAATACAGAAAAATGATATGAAGAATAGTATAACCAATGTAAACGGGTTGTCGGAAACCCAAACAAAGATCATCAATACTACAATTTCCCGATTCGTTCAATTGCGAGAACAGTTCTCTATTTTTAATGGAGAAAATGTTATCGGTATAAAAGAACATGACGCAAAACCGCTGGTTAATACTATGCTAACATTCAATCAAAAATTATATTGGATTATTGCATGCTGTGCGATAATAAAAAAAATATACGATTGTGGTGATATTAAGAGAGCGAAAAGAAGCGATGTATACAATGTAACGTCCGAGAAAGAGATTAGGGAAGAAATCAATATAATACGCGATTATGAGAGCAAACGTGATATTACTTATAGTGCTTTTATTGAACATCTTAATATGTTTTCGGCATCTTATTTGGAACCGGTTGCGTCCGACCTATATAAAAGTTCGGTTCTGACGAATATAACATCTGTAGTAAGCAATGATGGAAAATTATTTTCAAACGTGGCAGCGAAATATGATGGAAAAAAAAATAAATTATATGACAATGTTATTAGCAAAAAAAGATTTTTATTACAAAATTATGATTCGGCTACAAACGGGTCGATTAGTGTTAAACTACCTAACGGCGAATTGGTTACACAGCATTCTGTAAGAACAGAAAGTGATTCTATAAGCGTCAATTCTATTTTAACCCTCCCGAAAATTGCAGCACTATTCTCCCGTATAAATCTGTTTAACGCCGATATTATGACACGAGCAAAACTTAATCTTATTTTTTTACAATACAGTCAAATTTTAACAAGAAAAATGAAGGTGAATTCAGTTGATATAAGCCCTTCAAATCCACTCCCCGAATCTAATAATTTTTATAGCACACTCACGCATTTTATGTGGAAACAATCTGACTCGGCGTATACTAATTGCCTTCCTATACTCGTACCAGACAATTATGCGCTATTTGAAAATATTATAGAATATGCCGACCCAGGTGTTTCGCTGTACGCGGTAGTAGAACTGATGGAGCCTTATATGGTATATTACGATAATATTGTGTTCGAACAGTACTCGAAGATGTGTAAACGAATTAATTCGAATATATTAAAGTTTAACAATAATTTTAACCAAAACTTAAATCTATGTAAATCAATAGTAAAAATTAAAACCGGTAGCGAAAAATGCAGACAAGGCGAATCGACAAAGGATCAATCAACCCCATTGTGCGATGAATTTAGGTATTCTGTAGAGAGAATGACACTCTTATTGAAAATCGACTGCGCGAACCAATTCAACGATACAATTGCTTTGATTAATTCGAATTTATTAGTAACTAATCCGGACGCGATTAAAGACTACATCGAAGGATTAACTGAAGATAGGGGGTCAAGTGAATGCAATACGTTGACAAAAGAAGAATGTATAACTAACCCAGATTGCATATCTGACAAAGGCGGTGTAAAAAAGGTGGTTATTTGCAATAGTTATGAACAGCAATCCAAAGACATAAATGAATCGCAGATGCGTAAAAACGAAGACGAGATTGATCGATACATTAGAAATGAGTTTTGTGTAACAAAGGGCAATTTACAAAATATCGTCAAGGCGTCTGATGTGAGATTTAAGGAATTGTTAAAACTGATGAATATGGCAGCAACTAAATATAACAATTACAAGTATAGAATAGGAGAAGCCGCGGAAAAAATAAGTTACGGCGATCCGACTATTTTGAGCATAAGGGATAAATTATTAAAGCAGGCCGATGTAAAAAAATATCCTTATATAATAAAATTTGTGGAAAAATTTACCAGACGGGCTGATGTAACCGCGGGCGAAGATCCTAACTGGTTATACTGTTCGAAAACAAACACTAAATTGTTGCCCTCTTTTTTATACACTGTAGCCAGAACGTATGTATTAGATAAGGCGGATTTTAATAAAGTCATTGATAATATATGCAATACACGAGGTGTGCCCAGCGATGATAATTCGGAGATAATAGACCAATATAGTGGTTATGTTATTCGGGCTATAGATTTAAACGCTGCAGAAGATTTTGACGAAAACGGTAAAATAATTACAACGAGAGAAGTAGCAGAGACGGAACCTATTGCACTCAAGCCTGCCAGGACAGGGGTCGAATTCGATAAATCAAATATCATCGCACAATCGATGGTAAAAATAATAAATCAATTGTCGAATACCATGGGGATTAATGTACCAGATATTAATTTTATAGTGAGTAATGCGGATACGTGTCTGCGGTATTTAATTGTAAAATACAAATCAAAATTCAAATTCATGAGTGACGATGTTTTGTTGATGATAGCAACTTTAATTTATTTATTTATATCGTTGCAAACTGAAATTCCGAGCGTTGTGTTAAAATCAAAAATACCAGGCTGTCATAAAAGCTTAGACGGTTTTCCGCTCACAACAGTATCTGCTGAAAAATCTAAATATAAGGGCATTAATGTAGACGGAATCGTATATTTGGTTTGTATAACCAAGGCAGTGGTTCTTGCGAATAAAGACCCTAATAATTGGTGGGCGAAATTCGCCATCCTAGAATCCAAAGAAGAAATAATAGTTATGATTATTGCGACTGTTATCGATGTATACGTGTTACCAAATAATGCATTAGTTAATCAGATGATTAATATGAAACAAATATACGATATCGCAAATCCTGACATAGACGAGAGTAAAAAAACGTCTATCATTCCATTTCTTCCTCCATTAAAGGCGATAGATATAACTGATAAAGAAACGGCTGTAATGCCTTCTGAATTCTACAAGCAGTATAACGAGTATATAAAAACAGGCAACGTGAAGCAATTTGGAAGCATTAATACTATGTATTGCAAAATGATGACGTTTGGATTATACGTCATCCAATTAATACAATTGGTGGTGAGCGGGAAAAAGGCGAATATGGTCAGTATGTCCAAAAAGATATATATCGAAAATTCCTGTTGTCCTACAAGTCTCGGAGAGGAAACGCTAAAGTACTTTAATTCGATCGATAATAACTCAATATTTATATCAAATAACCAAGTAAGGGATTTAAATAATAAACTGTCTGCGATTTTTATGATGGCAAAGGCTATGATATTTTTCGACAATAAAAATACAAAGGAACAATTTCCTTTATTAAATGCCGATTTTTCGGAAAACACGAAATATAGAACACTGCTTTTCTTTTGCAATTACGGGTCAAATAAACCTATTCCATCGTTTTTAAATGGGAAATGTTTAAAAAAACCAGAAGGGTTTAATTCATCTGGGACTATAGAAGACCAGATCAAAACATTAAAAGATGCTTATCATGCACAGCTTGGAGAAGTTTTCGAAGGATTATCTAATGCGTTAAATAATAAAAATCTGGTTAGAAAAAATAACATAAAGCTGATAATAGGAAATCCGTCTGCGAGACTTGTGCAAATATTACCAGATTGGTCCTTATTTAAAGACAATTATAAGAAATTAGTAGCCAGCAAAAATCCTAATACACACATGTATAATTTAGACGCATTGAATGCATTCCATGTGTATTTGGAAAAATCCAATGCAGTTATGAAGAAATCGTTAAAGGAAGTGAATGATTTATTGGGAGTGTTTGATTTTCCTCATATAGCCAAGGGTGGGTATTTGCCCGACGATATGTGCAATTTCGTAGTGTTTGCTAAAAATACAATAAGAAATCTTACTAGGGTATTTCCAAGTATTATTCTCAATAAAGTAAATAATGAAAAGGTAACTATTCCGAAATATTTAAAACTTTCAAGTGGACATGAAAAAGAAATACAGGAGTTTGTTTCGGAATTTTATGCGCCTATGAGAAAGAGTTTCTCGGATGAGTCGGCGAAAAATGAGATTATTATGACATTTATGAGCCGTATGAAAAATTTAGAAGAAGCGGCAGCCATAACACAGCATTTGGTGCCGAATTATAATTATAAATCTGATACTAAAGGCGAAGGCTGGGAATACACTACATTAAATGGATTAGTGACAATAACCCTATTTAATTTTTACTTGTATAACATATTGACAGACCTTGTGAAAACAAAACCAGAATCGTTGGTAAAATATACGGTCATTGTTTTAAAAGGATTTTTAGAAACTATGAAAAAGAGTAAAAAATGCGTAGAATATGATTATGTAGATATGGAGGGCGAAGTATTCGATTCCGCAATCTTGGAAAGAGAGAAAATAAAAGGGAATCTTCGAGATATGAATAAAGAGAAGAGGGTTGTAGAAATACAATTGAAAAATTTGAAATTAGGTAGATGGGGGAAAGCTGCGCGAAAAGGGTTTTTCGAGTATGATGCAGACTTTCGCGACGAAGAAGCAGCAGAAGCGTTAGAAGATCCGTCGAACGTGAATGAAGAATTGATTGAAGTAGATGACGACGACACCGGCGTGATACAAGGCGAGGAATATGCAGAGGGAGGGGAGTTTGATGACGATGGTGGGGATTACGAGGATAATTGATAGTTGAATAATGGATAAAAATAGAATTATACAATGATGCGATGATACGACCAACCCCAATCAAATAACTTAAAGTGTAACCAACCGAATCGTGTTATATGGATTCATTCGGGTTAATTGTAATGTGATTTATATTTCGGCGAACATCATATCAGTGTGCACGTTTCATGTATTATCAAGTATTTAAGTTATATAAATACGTGATAATACTCATTTCGAATAATATTCTGGTTATTCTCCGTACGTGCGATTCCCGCCGCGTTCGTTGAGATATTGCATTTGTTTGGGGGATACGCACACGCATCCACTAGAAGATGAATATACGCTTGGACAACATGATGGGCTTATTTTGTTTTGAGAGAATAAAACCATCTCTCCTTCGGGCAGAGGAACTGGTCCACCTACATTGCCAGTTAAACTGGAGTATATATCTTTCGGCGTTACATCCCATCTCCAGTTGTTGAAATCACCCGCAGCGTCTACGCCGCCTTTAGTATAACCAAGAGTTCCTTTCGCAACACTTGCTGCCGCTTCATACCCTTCTTTCGCGCCACCTGCGCAAGAACACCATGTCATTATTGCTATAAAATTCGCCAACAATATACAAATGATGATAACCTCTAATCGCATAGTATATCCAAAAATTTTAAATTCCATTGATTATATTAATAACTAATAAAATAAAATAAATTAATCAATACTAAATAATAATAATAATAATAATAAAACTAAAACTAAAACTAAAATAAAAATAAAACTAATGATTGTATAAATATTTATCTATACCGTAATTATAATCTCTCAGCATAATTCCATTTGATGTAAAATAACTTTTGTCTGTTAGTAAATGATATAAAACATCATATGGATTAACCTCTTTAATTTCTTTGAATTGTATAACCAAATTTAAATTTGCCCCAATTATTGTTTTTTCGCCATTGGTATATTTCATTGTATTTTTTATACATTTACCGTCTAGTTTAATCACTCCTGTAACTTTCGCATTATTTTCTAAAATATCATTTACCTTAATATCGCTAATATTAATTTTAGTTCCGTTCATTAAACCAATCTTAGTCGTTCCTATTAATCCGTTGTCTAAATGATAATGTATATCTTTTTTTCTAAAACCGGGTATAGTATTTAATACATTTCTCTCAATTAATTTGAAATTTTCATCAGTTATATCGTCCCAGTCCAAAAACCGAGAGTATAAAGAATGTTTATTCTTAATTAAAAAACTTTTCGTGTTTGTGCCGACACAATAAACAAACTCATCATTTAACTCGGTCTTTATGCTTTTTTTATGGTCCTTTATCTTAATCCATTGTAATATTCCTGCGGCGGAAGGAATGCATATCATATGCTCGCCTGTGACAAAAATCCCGTCATTGTCATATATAGTCTGCCCGTTTCTCGTAAATTTCATTATAGCTGTAATGATTTCCCCTGTTTTTAACACATCACCGATTTCAACCGAGCTTATACTTTTATTTATTATTTCAATCTTTCCGTCCACTCTATTATTTTTTATCTCTAATGCAGTGTTTCCTACGAAACAAGATGGGTTTTCTGGCAGAGATCTAGTTGACAGCGATAAAACATCACTCATCATATCTCTTATAACAATCGTGGGTATTAATATAGATAGCATAAGTGCTAAATCTACTGCTACGATCGGAATAGCCCAAAGTCCGAAAAGAGGTATCATAGATATCCCAAACATAACCATCCCGGTGCCCAATACAATATACAAAATAACAGTTAATAACTCCATTATAAAAAGCATAAATGATTTAAGCGTTAAAAAACTTCCAAACAGTGTAAATATAGACGCAGAAAATGTTCCCATTATTTTTGACATCATATCCTTTATAGTAATCACCATCTGAGATACAGGTAGTGTGATGTTTAATGTACGACCCATCACCTCTGTTGAAAACCCGGTCATCGAATTGCGAATGGTGTTAAACTCTGCTCTTATCGCATTTACAGCATCTAAAGAGTCTGAAAACAGGCTAGTTAAATTATTCATAATATAATAAACTGGCTGGAATGCGTACGATGTTATATTTGTTAAAATAGACTGTATACATCCTGTAAAATTTTTCTCTGTAAAATCTAACACTGACTCTCCTGCTCCCCTATTTATAATTCCTGCAAACGGTATAACCGCAGGACTACATCGTTCTGTTACCCAGTTAGCTTTTATAGGATCGATATTATTTAATATATAAAAATAAGAAGAGAGAATAAAGAAGATTATACAAATAACAATAGACGTAAAAACGTCAACTCCGTACATTTCCCAGTAACCCTTTTGTATATAAATTTGCTTCATGTTTGAGATAAATGGGTCTGCTTCCATTATTATGTGTATATAATTTACTGTTTATAATTATTATTCAAAATTATATTCAAAATTATATTATATTTGTTTTGAAATAGAACCGTTATTATCTTCCCAGTCGTGAAATATCCATCGGCCTATAGGTATAGTATGATTCGAGGTAATTAGACACGAAAGTTCGGGACATTTTATATCAGTTTTAATAGCACAACTCAACTCAGATACACAAATAAATTTACTGTTATTTGTGTCATATATCAGATGGCTGCCAGAGACCAATATATCAGATCCTTCGCCTTTAATAGAGTATAAACGTTCAACTTGTTCACCGTTATCGTCTAAATTGCTTATAGTCATTACTGATTTAACGATTGACCCATTTGATAATTTTGAGTTTAATGGGACATCTTTCATCCTAAACACTTTATTATTAACTAATTTGACTTTTGTATCTGGGTGAAAACATAAGGCTCTAGTTAATTGTCCGGGAGGGCCAGCCCAAGTAGCGGTCATTGTTTTTATCGAACCATCTAGCGTAAACATTAATGTCGCCATTATTCCTACAATTTTTGAAAACATATCTTTGATGTTTATAGTTACGCTCTGGAACTCTATCAATATATTTAAAAATACACCGAAAATGCTTTGAACTATACTGGTGATAAAATTCCGTATATTGTTAAAGAAAGCTCGAACATCGTTAATCGCCTCAGTTATATGTGACCCCAAATTTCCAATAATATCCAAATTATAATGCAAAGGCTGCATTAAAAATGACATATAATTGCTTTGCATAGTCTGTATACAGTATGTAAAATTTGTTACTGTATCTTGGCCAAATAATGATGCAAATGGCATAACCATCGGATTGCATCTATATATCGGCCAATCATTTTTGATTTTTGAAATTCCGATGGTAAATAGATTGAACCCGAAAAGAACAATAAACATTATAATAATAAATACTGTAAGTGATAAATCTGATATATTCATTAAATTATATCACGAATATAATTTAATGAATTGAGCGTTTATTATAATTGGTCGGAATGGTTGCACACTAGCTTCTACTTAGCGCGAAAGAATCTCCAACTGACTGTGCTTTACCATTTGCAAGGGTTTTATTGCCAAATAAAGCTCCCGCGCTTGCAGTATATGCCTGAGGAATAACTTCCGGAAATTGCGGGATTACGATACCAGTAGTCCCGCCGAACATAGAATTCATCTCTTGTTGGTTTAATGCTGATGCCAGTTGAATCTTGAACGCAGCGGCTCTTGGGTTGGACGAATCTCCGAGCGACTTAAACGGAACCGCTGAAAACTTAGGCGGCGCTCCGCCTGTATATCTTCTACCATATTTACGTCGAAGACTTTTTATAGTTTTACCACGGCGCATAACACGCCGCCGGTTTATCGTTTTCGATCGTTTTGTTAGAGTTAGTTTTCTAGATTTTTTATTTATCTTTCTAGATTTTTTATTTATCTTTTTAGTATTCATTAATATATAAAGAGATTATATTTATTAATTATAATGAGTTCAGATTCAACCGATTTAAGGAAATTTATGCACCCAGACGACATTAAAGACAATACTTGTCATATACGAGATAAAAAACATAGCAAACAATTATTTGAGGATGTTGGACTATTATTATCTTTAATCGCCCGATATAATACACCTCCGAATGTAATAGATAAAAACGAGTTCACCAACACATGTGCAACGCAGTGTTGGTTTTTGTATCGTTATTATACTGATATTTTTAATAGAGTTAAGAATAAAGAAATAGATATAGCTACACTTTTTAAATTTATAAAAGTCATAGAAATGATTGAGCAAGAACAAATCGATCAAATGCAGGGAGGAGAACTAGTAGCGCAGATAGCGAAATCTTTGTATTTGGATAGCTGTGAGAGAAAATCTAAAAACCGAGAAAATTGCGTCAAGCCAGACGAGTCTATTAAAATTGAACCGACCCATAATATTTCTTGGAAATATTATAAAGAAATGGGGCGATAGTTTTATCGGCATCTAGGCACTATAACAAGACAATTTATTAGAATTCATGTTAATGATCACATATTAAGACAAAGGGCCGAAGGTTTATATTGTGTTAATTCGCAAACAATGTTTAATTACTTTATTTTATTCTAAAGTAATATTATAACGATGAATAAATTACTAGTCGAGTATTTAGGAACTATGTTGCTTATGATTATAATTTTTATAACCGGCAATTATTTAGCAATCGGTGCTGCTTTAGCTCTTGCTATTTTTCTCGGAGGAGGAATATCAGGCGGAGCCTTTAACCCTGCTGTAGCTATTTCACTTTATGCGGCAGGCAAATTATCGATGTATGACGTAATTACGTATAGTATTGCTGAAATTCTAGGAGGATTAACCGCGTTTGGCATTTATTCTAATTTTTTTTAAACCTTTTACACCTTAATTTGAATTTATACATTAAAAGACATTAGCGGCATATTTGAGTGATAATATATTGGTATATCATCATCATCATCAGATTGCTGATACATTTATAATAGAAAACAATGATAAATGTTGCAGTGCTTCGCGTGATTACATTGAAATCATATAGTCCATTTATAAAAATGCGCATACATTTCAATACCGCAATCATCTAAGTTTTGAAATACTTCATGTAGAATAAACAATATTTTTATAACATTTCGATGAAATGTTATAATAACTAATATTAATAAATAAAGAGTTTTCACCAATATTATTAAGTATGCCAAATGATGGATTGTGTGGTTTAGTAAATATGGGAAATTCGTGTTATTTAAATTCATGTATGCAGATTTTATCAAATACACACGAACTCAGTCATTTTTTAGAAACGTCTGATTTTAGAAAAACACTTGAACGCACAGACGAGTCTGTTTTGGTTTTAGAATGGAACAGACTACGCGCCGAGTTGTGGGGAAATAACAAACTTTTGATCCCTTCAGGATTTGTCGGTGCTGTTCGAAAGATTGCAGCATCAAAAAAAAAGACAGATTTTACTGGAAATAGGCAAAATGATATGCAGGAGTATTTAGTGTTTATACTCGAATGTTTTCATACTGCGCTAACTAGACCAAGAGAAGAGTCAGGCTTTCCTAAATTAAATGTGGTAAATGATATATACGACGACCGGCTTCGCGAGCTACTTGACCGTTTATATACTACAGACTATTCTATTATGATAGAATTGTTCAACGGGATACAAATTTCGCAAATTGCAGACATAATGCATAATAAACCGTTGGCAAATATTCCCGAACAATTTTTTACAATTGTTTTACCCATCCCTGATTGTAATAATGTATCAGTGTTTAGTTGTTTGGACTTGTATTGTAAGTCAGAAAATTTATCTGGTGATAACGCATGGTTAAACGAACAAACGAATAAAATGCAAGACGTGAATATAAGTATTTTATTTTGGAGCTTACCTAAAATACTAATCCTAAGTTTAAACCGATTTAAGAATAACGGGAGAAAAATAAAATCAGTTGTAGATATTCCTGTAAATGATGTAGATTTTTCCAAGTACGTAAAAGGGACAAACTCGGCATCATATATTTATGATTTATATGGTATATGCAATCACCACGGGGAAAGTGGCGGAGGGCATTATACGTCATATGTGAAAAATCAAAATGGAAAATGGTACTGTTTTAATGATAATAATATTTCTGAAATAAAGGAGGACGATATTATTACTTCGGATGCATATTGTATTTTTTATACCATAAAAAAATAATTAGTATATATAATGGAAAATATAGAAATATATGATACACACGTAAAAAACACATCGCTAAACGACAATCGTGTAATTGAGAGTAAACTGCAACACACAAATGTATCACGCGTTGGGTGGATCATGACAGGGGTCATAACTATGTTGTTTATTATTTATTTTGCATCATACCAAACGAGCACAGATAACACGTCTGCGTCTACCACTGTTTCGGAAACACCGTTTACATATATGGTGCGCATTATTATATTTTTAATTATAGTTTATCTAGTATATGTATGTATAAATTCTTCTACAACGAAAGAGGTTGATACAGAAATTAAGGAAATTATAGATCCTATTAAAAATTTGGTGAGAGAAAAACAGGTATTTCATATTCCGTCCAATACTTATACATATACAGACGCAAAAGCAGTATGCAATGCATATAACAGCGATCTTGCGTCTTATGATGAAATAAGTGATGCGTTTGGTAAGGGAGCCGACTGGTGCAGTTATGGTTGGTCTGAAGGGCAAATGGCATTCTTCCCAACACAAGAAGAAAAATGGAATGATTTACAAAACGTAGACGGGCATGAGCACGATTGCGGTAGACCGGGAATAAACGGTGGATATATAGCTAATCCGAATGTACGCTTCGGCGCGAACTGTTACGGTCAAAAGCCAGACATTACGTTGGAAGAGTCTGATGCTATGAGCAATCAACCAGCATATAATAAAACATCGGAAGAAATACAATTTGATGCAAAAGTAGATTATTATAAAAATAAATTAAAAGATATACTGGTCGCCCCCTTTAACAATTCTAGCTGGAGTGAGAGGATTTAGAATGAGTGATAGTGTTTGAGTTTAATAGCGCTTCTACCTTCCTTATATGCTTTGAATTGTACGGATTTTTATTCTTATCTTTATCAGGTTTCTTTTCTTTACGTGTTTGAGGATAATCCATTTTATATTAATAAATAAAAAGAACTACTTTCAATTTATTAATATTGTATTTGTTTATTGTATTTGCTGTATATTTTTACCAAACTATACAACACATAATATTAAGGTGTGATAATATGACATTATTTATTTTGCATACATATCTCGAAATGATTGAGGTATTAATTGTTCTTTCATGGTTTCCAGTTTTTTATAACATTTTGTAATAGTAATGTCGCTGATATCACTTATATTATTAATAGAACGCTTGTCTATATTTAATTTAAATTCTTGAGATACAAAATATATAATCCCTACTGCGATGGACTGAGGCGTGTTTTCGGGCATTAGGTTTTTTTTAGATATTTGAACCGATATAAATTTACACAATTGAACAAACTCAGAGTTTATGATGATTTTACTACAATATCTTTCTATAAAAGATACAGGCTGTGTATCGGATAAATAAGTTTTGTCACTCACATTCATATCAAGTTCTAGTTCGTTTATAATTGCCATTGCATTCTTACACCCTTTAGTTGTACTCGTAGTATCAAGATGAAAAATCGTTGCTATTTCCTTCGCACTTCTTGGGCATTTATTTAATCTGGCCGATATATACAATGTTGCCGCGATTATACCCTCGCGATTTAATCCGCGAAAAGATCTAGCTTCAGATAATTTTTTATGATATCGCATTGCATCATCGACGATTATTTTAGATATTCCAGATTGACTTGCTAAAAGCATAATGTATTGCGTATCAGCAAGCCTTGATTTCTCTTTATATGGCATTGAATTCCATTCATTGTAACGTTGTATTTTTCGCATTTCGTGACTCGAATTGGAACCACATACAACTTTACATCCAACTGACGATTCCATCATTAACTCGTTTGTCGGCATACCACATCTAGTTGGATCTTCTGAATGACTGTCTTCTGCTCCATAAAATCTCCATTCTGCGGTATGGTCTATGTTGTCGGTATATACAACACCACACATTTTATTAGAACATGCAGAAAATCCTTCGTCGGTTATTTGTAGCGACGAGTTGCAGCAACTGCAGTTGTCGGTCTGGATATTTCTAAAAATACATTCTATTTTAGAATTTTCGGAATTAATCGTTGTATCAAATATTTTCCATATTGAATCTTTGCGGGTCGAAGAAACCGAGTTTTTTTTTGTTTTATTCATAGTTGTACATTTATTTTATATCATACTATTTCAATTTATATTATATGGTTATTTATGATCGGCGTAACCCTAAAAATTAAGTGTCTGGCTAAAGAAAAGAATATGAAGAGTTAATATGCAATTTACACATTTGAGTATTTAAGTGACTTATTTATACAATTGGTATATTAGTTAATAATTGTAAATAATGCTATAAAATGTCGGCAAAATGATGAATACAGATCCACTCGACGATTAAGCTAAAGATATTGAACCATTTATTAATAAATCTAAATTAACTAATAAATATGACGGATTGTTTGTTAGGGCATGAATTATTATCAAATTATCGTATTATTAAGAGCTATTACCCGAGAATTAAAAATACTCATAAGTCGGTATTTAAAGATTGTTTGAGTAATACATGCCAATTTAACTGATCTGATTGTTACGAAAGTGTTTATTAATGCCTTTATAATAGAACATAAAATGCATAGAGTATAGATGTTATGTATAGATTATAGATGTTATGTATAGATTATAGATGTTATGTATAGATTATAGATGTTATGTATAGATTATAGATGTTATGTATAGATTATAGATGTTATGCAAAGAATATAATAAAAATAGGATAAACCGCGGTTTAAATATCCAAGTGTAAAAGAATATTAAATGAGGATATAAAGTTTTATATAAATATTATATAAATATATTTGTAAATTATATTTATATAATATAATGGAAGTGAGAACTATTTTGATAATATTTGTTCTGATTATATTATTATATTGGCTTTTTAGCTGGCTTTTTTCGAAATCCTCCCAATTAACCCATTTATCCGACGCGACAGTCAATCAAATCATATTAGCAAATACTTTACCCAATAATTCGTATTCAAATAACTATACATATTCAATGTGGATTTACGTCAACGACTGGAATTATAGATTCGGAGAACCAAAAATAATATTGGGTCGTTTAGACGATAATAGCAATCCAAGTCCCTCTATAACTCTCGGTGCGATGGAAAACAATTTAAATATAGCAGTAAGTTGTTATCCAATAGATTCTAAAAGTACGAACCCGGTAATTCATCAGTGCAACGTGTCTAATGTTCCTTTACAGCGATGGACCAATATTTTAGTCAGCGTGTATGGCCGAACTCTTGACGCGTATCTAGACGGAAAACTAGTTAGAACTTGTGTATTGCCCGGAGTTCCGAAAGTAAGTTCTACGTCAAATATAACAATAACTCCAAATGGCGGATTTAACGGGCAAACATCTAACGTTCAGTATTGGGAGAATCCGACAAATCCAGAACAAGCATTTAATATCTATTCTAATGGATACGCAGGAAGCATTTTAGGGAATTATTTTAACAGTTTTGGATTTAGAGTAACATTTATTGCGGGGAATAAACAAGGTAGTGTTAATTTATAACTAAAATAATATATTAAGTTATTATAATGAGTACATCGCAACCTTCATTTACCGAGAAATATTTTAAAGCACCGTTTAATTCATTAAAACAGTCATCTCTTAACGCATTCTCGAAATTGAAATCAGGGACAACTCCAGGGGTAGTTACAAAGACAGCTACAGGGGCACTTTCAGGTGCATCTGCGTCGTTTCTCCAATCAAATACACTCGTGTCTAAGTTTGTTTTTTTAATTATAGTTTTAATCATATTCATTTTAGCCCTCCAATTATCATCCCAATTTCTTGTCTGGTTATTCGCCCCATCTGATTCGCCAACGCTAATTGACGGTATGATTGATTCTAAACAAATGATGCGTATACCACAAAATCCATCAATAAAAGGAGCGATTCCTATCCTAAGGTCTGTAAACGACACAGATGGGTTGGAATTTACATGGTCTGTTTGGATATATGTAGACGATATAACATACAATGACGATAACTATAGGCATATATTTCATAAAGGAAACGACGGGATTATTGTATCTGGTGGCGCGATGACTGGGATGAATACGCCGAACAATTGTCCTGGGTTGTACATTTCACCAAAAACAAACAGCTTAGTTGTGGTGATGAGCACATTTGAAAACCCTATGGAAGAAATGACGATCGGCGACCTGCCTTTAAATAATTGGGTCAATGTAATAATTCGTGTTAGCAATCAAACCCAACTTGACGTATATATTAACGGCGTTTTAACTAAACGCAACCAATTGACAAGTGTGCCAAAACAAAACTATGGCGATGTATATGTTTCGATGAACGGCGGGTTTTCTGGATTCACTTCAGACCTGAAGTATTACAACACTGCCATAGGTACATATGATATACAATCAATCGTCGACGGTGGGCCGAATACCAATGTAATCGGATCGTCTAACATTAACGTCAAGGATTCGCGATATTTATCATCTAGATGGTATTACAATCAAACGCAATAAATTATACGATGCTATCTATCAATATTTTGAGATTACTCATTTCTGTGTTAATTAGTTTGTATGATTTTGCTATCATATCATATACTTCCGTCCGCGAGTTGGTCTCTATAATTTCAATGTCCTCGCTCGGTATATCGCATTTTTGAAATAGTTTGATTTTTTTAGAACCTAACACTTCTTCTATTTTTGGGAATTGTATCGTATGGTTTAGTTTCTCTCTAGATTTTATCATTTCAGAAAGTTTAAGTTCGAAATCGTTATCGCTATCGAGGTGTTTATCTCTAAAGTCTATTCCGGTTGGAATTTTTGGTTGTGAGTGTAAATCAAACTCGACCTTCTTTTTTATCACATCTTTATTAAACGCGTCGATTCTATCTTTAGCTCTAGTATCAATTTTGGGAGAAGGTATAACTTTGTCTTGGTTTATTCTTTTAACAAAGAGAGATAATGCCTGTTTATTTAAATTTAACAAACTATCTTCTTTATTCTGACCGACTTCGTTAATTATATTCTCAAAAATTGTTTGTATTTCGGAAACTCTTATTTGGTCGATATTCGTAAATGTGTTATTTTTGTACAGTGTATCCCATAGCATAGCTTTGTTTTTGATTGAACCGAATGAATTTTCCATAATATATGTATAATATGTTCTTATTTATATATTTAATATAATTTTTATATTATAAGAATTATTAAATATATTGTTATACTAATGAACTATCTTGATAACTTACTCGTTGGAACTTATAATAAACTGAAAACTTCCGGAATAATTCTTGGATCGGTATGCATAGGCATTACAGGGATTGTCAGTGCTGCATTCATTGCTTATGGTATTGTACAGGCAATCGGTATATCAGTTACACCGACTATACCCGAATTTTATTTAAACTCATATGACAATACTGCTAAAATTACTTCATTTGCATACGAATATGTATACCAAAATCAAATACCTATGAGTATTAGAACTAATAATATTAAGAATCCAATATTTATGGAGTTTACAGACGATAAATTTAATAATGTGACAAATAATACGTATACCTATATATTATACGGACCATACGAGTTTATAAATACTTATAAACTATATGTATATGTTATAGTTTCAGATAAAGTTGTACTAAGAAGGTCGCCCAGAGTTAATAGACGTGAGATTAGTATACAACAGAGTGATTTAAATAGTTTGAATCGACCAATAAGTGGGGATAATAACATTTCACCAAAACGAAGAAAAATGTCACGGGCACGTTCAGATACAAATTCGTCCGAAATGAGTATAGGGTCAGCTTCTTTGATTAGTTTCAGCCGGTCTTATACCGATAATGAAATGTCCGAAAATGAATATGACTGTGATGTTGGAGAACCATCATGTACTATTGGAATTGGTTCTTTTGCTATAGGAGAAGCGGAGCTAATGCCTGGACTCACGAATATCACTATTCAATTAGGTACTATAGGTAACAACCCTATAGTTAACAACACTATAGTTAACAACACTATAGTTAACAACACTATAGTTAACAACCCTATAGTTAACAACACTATAGTTAACAACCCTATAGTTAACAACCCTATAGTTAACACTTCGAATTCCTACAAAATTTTTAATATTAGATATAACCATAATTACACCATTCTATACCAAGTATTAATTTTAGTACCACCCAAAATTGAAGAGACTTATATTACTGTTACTCCCCTCAATTTTTCGTTAACAACGAATGCAACCGGATCAAATATTGCATATAAGACAATTTCGAAAATTTCATATGAAAAATTTAACGATACAAGAGGTTTAAATGGTTTAATAATTAACTCATCAGATTTTACAGGATATAATATAACATTTAGGTCAAATGTTACAGCTAATACAATTGTTAAATTTGATATCGAAATACCTATTGTATGTCAGAATTTGAAAGTATATAAACCAGATAAAACTGGATTTTATTATGAATATACTAAAACGTTTTACAATAATAGTAATACGAGTTTCACTGGAACAGAAATTATAAATAGTACCAACTGCTCTTTTTCAATTTATATTCAAGACAATGGTATAGGAGACGAAGATACGACTATGGGCACAATTACCGACCCGATGCTAATATATTGTAAGTAGTTCTGGTGCACATGATTTTTAATCGAGTAAACATAAATTTGAAAACATAAATTGTTACATTGCATCCTCTACAACCCTCGCATTTACATTTGTATGCGCTAAATTTTTAAAAAAATACTTAAAACCAATGCGTAAACATTACATTATCACTGATTTCATATGCCGAAAATTCTGTGCGCCTGAATATGCCCGTCATAATAATATTTCGATTGCCCTAAATCCAATGCAACTATTGATACGTAAAAATGAAACTATGGATACAATTCCAGCTACAACCACTAATATGCCAATAAATAATTAAGAATATTTATTGTGTTAGAAATCACTCTGCCCAATTGGCAGGCAATTCATTTAATTTAATAGAATAAAATGTCTCAATATTTTTTATCGCATGCATATCTCTATGCGTCGTAAGCGTAATTCCGACACCTTTTCTGCCCCATCGACCACTTCTACCTATTCTATGAAGATATGTACTAGGAGACAAAGGTACGTCGAAATTTATAACTGTGCTGACTTGTTGAATATCAATACCTCTTGATGTAACGTCGGATGATATTAATATTCGTTGCACTCCATTCTTGAAATCGAGATAATTTTTAGTCCGTTCAAGCTTATCCATATTGCCATGTATTTGACAGGCAGGAAATCCATCCTGGATTAAAGCATCGTACAATGTACTAACTCGTTTATACGTATTGCAGAAAATTATACTTTGCGATACATTCAACGATTCGTATAAATCTTTCAATGTTTCATATTTCTGCTCGTCAGTTTCGATCATAATATTATATTGTTTAATTCCATCGAGAGTTAATTGTTCGGGTTTAATAAATATTTCCACCGGAGTTCGCATAAATTTTTGAGTTATACATTTCATTTCGTATGGCAAAGTCGCGCTAAATAATCCAACTTGAATTTCTCTCGGCATAAATCTAAAAATATCATAAATCTGTTCCTTGAACCCACTAGAAAGCATTTCGTCTGCTTCGTCCATTATCAATATACGAATGCCAGATGGAATTATCGCGCGCCTATTTAACATGTCATAAACACGGCCGGGGCACCCTACAAGGACGTGAGGAATATTGTCTCGGATTGATCTAATATCGTCTTCTACTGAACTTCCGCCCACAAGTAGCCGTGTCCTTAAATCTTTCATCACGATGCCTAATTTATCAAGTACATCCTTTGTTTGAATAGCGAGTTCTCTGGTAGGAGAAAGTAGAATCGCCTGAGTATTTTTAGTTGATGTATCAATTAGTTGCAGCGTGCCAATAACAAAACACGCGGTTTTGCCAGTACCAGATTGTGCTTGTGCGATAACATCCCTTTTATTAAAAATTGGGCGAATCGCCTTTTTTTGGATTTGACTAGGTTGTTCAAATCCGTTCGAATAAACACCTCGTAATAATTCCGTTTTCATATCTAATTCCTCCCAACTTGATATTTCATCAATGGTTATATTATTTTCTTTCGATAACTCTTCCATTAATAATAAGGTAACAACCTTTTTAAGTTATTATAAAATCTGCTTATAATTTTAACATTTCGTTAATTATTTTATTGCATGCAATTGCGTATAACAAAAATGTAACACCTAATTATATCAAACACTTGATGCGCGCAACATAAATCCGGCCAATAAAATATCGCAATATTTAACGGATGATTGTTTCATATAACCATTTCAATCACTAAGGGAAAACGTATAATAGTGAGGGTTAATCAATTTGGCAACCTTACGGTTAACGTTGATCAGGCGGTTTAATTATACGTATTTTACATTCATATGTGAATGAAGTATGCAGATGATTAAATACTTAAATATATGCCGAATAACAATATAAAAACTATTCACTTATTATATAACTATGCCTGCGTCAAATGAAAATGTGATGGGAGGAGCAGTTGTAATTAAAAAATATACTTTTGAGGATTTTGAAAAAATCAAACAAGGGGGCGAAGAGTATGATGTACCAAATAGCGAACTATCCGTTATTAATATGTTAGCGAATAAAGTAGGAGCACCAGAATATATTAAGACTCCTAAATTTGAAAAAAATACCCGGCCTATTCATGTTAGTGTAAAGAAACCAGAAGAACCGTTCAATGTAACGGTTATCGCAAAACCGCTTGGGAATGAAGCAATTATAAGTAAAATAAGAAAACATCTAAATAAAATGACTATAAAAACGTACGATAAAATTAAAAATGCTATTATCGATGAAATTAATCAAGCCGTAAATACGAGTGCAACCGATGATAAATTAGATGAAATGATGTTAAAAGATGTAGCTGCGATAGGTGAAACCATTTTTAAAATCGCGAGCGGAAATGGGTTTTTTTCGGATATATACGCTTTGCTTTATAAAACGTTATTGAGCAATTTTAAATTTATGGATGATATATTTAAAACAAATCTAAATAATTTCGGGTTAATATTTGATACGTTCAGCTATTGTAGTCCAGACGAGCATTATGATACTTTTTGTGAAAATACTAAAACAAACGACAAAAGGCGAGCACTCTCTCTCTTCTATGTAAATCTAATGAAGCATGGCGCGATTAATGTAAAGGATATTATCACATTAATAGAGAACCTTCGGACAAAATTAAATAAATTTCTTGCAACAGACAATAATGAAAATTTAATCGAAGAAATATTTGAGAATATACATCTGATGATAATAAATGGAATGGATTCATTAAGTAAAGATGGCGGATTCAAAGATATTATTAATTTTATATCAGATGTCGGAGTAAGCGCAAATAAAAATATTACAAATAAGATTAAGTTCAAATGTACGGATATTGTAGAAGCGTACAACGCGGATCCGGCGTCAGGATGGGAATCTAAATGATATTACTGTAACAATCAAGAACTACCATTACATAACAGAATGAATATATGTTTTTAGCACAAGGTAAACACTGCCAATTTACAATTTATTACATATACATATTTTGCCACGAACCGCATTCCTTGTTGGTTTTAATGAGTGCGTCGACGATAGTAGTAGTTATTGTAATCGGAAACTCTACTTTAATATTCATATCCACCTCAAATAAATTTGCATCTGGTCTCATGAGTCGATACAAATTAAGTTTCGTATGTATAATTTCAAGACATCGTTTTAAATTTCTGACACCATCTTCATTGTTGGTATGAGTAGAAACTATATAATGAATAGTGTCGTCTGGAATTATAATGTCGGTTTCTTTAAAACTCACCTGTTCTCTGATGGCAGGAATAAGATAATTTTTCGAAATAATAGCTTTATGAACAGGTTCGTACCGACGAGTTACGATGCAGTTTAATCTGTCTAATAACACTTTATTTACTCTCGAACGGTCATTGTAGCTAAAGAAGAAGAGACACTTGCTTAAATCGAAATCAAACTCTGCGAAATATTTATCGTGGAATTGAGAATTCTGAGATGTGTCAGTTAGATGCGTCAATATTCCTACAATCTCTTCGCCTGCGGGAGTGCCGCTTATTTTATCTAATTCATCGAAATATATAATTGGATTCATCGATTTACATTGAATTAATTGTTTAACAATTATGCCGCACTTTGAGCCTTCGTAGGTATACGAATGTCCCTCTAAATAAGGACCGTCTGTCGCTCCGCCCAGAGGAATGAATACAAATTCTCTATTTAATATTTTACTTATTCCGTCCTTGACTATTGTAGTTTTCCCAGTTCCAGGTGGTCCTTCTATTGCAACTGATGTCCCGAACGAGTTTGGGTTTGATATCAATTTTCCTACGAGCTGCATTACTTGTAATTTTACGTCGTTCATTCCATATACAGCTTTGTCTAAAATATCTTTTGCGTTTTTCATAAATTCGTGGCATTTTTCAATTCCATCTTCAATCTGTACGGGAAGTTTGTTTAGTTTATTAAACGGGATACGCATAAAATCATCAACCCACGTTTTAATTTTATTATATTCTCCAGTGCCAGGTTCTATATTTTTCAACGTACATAATTTCGTATATGCACATGCTTTGAATTTTATCGGAATGTTTGCATCAAATAGAGATAGACGATATGGTTTTTCAAGTTCTAGCACAGAATTGATTTCTTTAATTTGGGCAATAACATTAAACTGTTCTTCTATCGATAATTTTTTTTGGAAATATAACACATCATTCATAACATTTTTTCTAGACAACAGGGTTTTAAACGTTTCGGTGTTTTTATTTTTTATTTTTAAAAATCGTTTTTCGTTTTGTTTCTCAAGGTTGGCTTCGTCCTTCAGCAGTCGCTTAATAGTTTTTTGGATATAAGGATTTGATTTTTGCTCTTCGCTTAATCCTTCCATGTAAGTTTTCGCTTCGCTTACATGCTTCATAGTGTCCATTTTCACTTCCTCACTATCTTCGCCTTCGCGCTCTTCTGAGACATCTTCCTCTTCATCTCTGTACGAGTGGTCTGTATCACTTACGCCTTCATCTTTCTCTCCCTCGTCGCACTCTTCGCCGCACTCTTCCTCATCACACTCTTCCTCTTCCTCATCACACTCTTCCTCTTCCTCATCACACTCTTCCTCTTCCTCCCCGTCATCGCAGTCTGTATAATCTCCGTCTCCATCTTCGTCTGAATTACCTTTTTCTTTCTCTGGTCCTATGCTGAACATTATATTATATTTTTTAGTATGTGTGATTGCATTTTTTGCTTTTGTACGAGAATGTTTAGATGGGAACATCTCGGCAAGTAAAGCGGCAAACGCATTTTTATCAAATTTTTCTTGTGGCGATTTTACGGTTTCGTTATCATCATCGTCGTCGTCCGAGGAAATTCGGCGCTTCATTTTACGGTTTTTACGAGTTCCGCAGTTTATGTATTCTGTAGACATTTTATAGTATATATATGGAATATTTTTAATTCAATTTATAATAAATTGAATTAAATAATATATATCTTATGATAATAGTAATATGTCCAAACATACAAACGGTATAATGGAAAAGGAATATGCGTCTACTATAATCGGAATACAGTTTAGTATTTTATCAGATGAGGAAAAAAGAAAGGCGTCGGTAGTTGAAATACTGAACAGAGAAACTTATAAAGACAATAAACCAGTAACTGACGGTTTGTGTGATATACGAATGGGAGTTCAGGACAGAGGCTTAATTTGTCCTACTGATGGATTAGACAGTATTCAAACTCCTGGATATTTTGGCCACATTGAACTGGCAAATCCCGTGTTTTATATTCAATTTTTAAACATCATTGTTAAAATCCTCCGATGTATTTGTTTTAAATGCAGTAAGCTGAAAATCAGTAAAATAAAATATAAACATTTTTTAAAATTGTCCCCCGAAAACAGATGGGCTCAGGTATTTCCTTATGCAAGTAAAATTAAAAGATGCGGTGAAGATACAGATGATGGATGTGGCATCAAGCAACCATCCAAAATAGGTAAGATAGGGTTTGCGACCCTAAAAGCCGAATGGGAAAATGCACCAAATTCTAACGAGGACATGTCTATTATATTAACTCCCGATATAGTATTGAAATGTTTCAAAGGAATGACTGACGACGACATATCATTTATGGGGTTTAGTCCGATATGGGCTAGACCCGAATCGATGATATGCAACGTATTGGCGATACCACCTCCTGCAGTTCGCCCATCAGTTAGAGTCGATTCGCACCAGAGAAGTGAAGACGACGTAACTCACAATTTATCGGATATAATAAGAGTAAATAAACAACTTCAAGAAAAAATATTCACAAATGCTCCTCCTGCGATTATAGCCGACTTGACAAATATTTTACAATTCTACGTGGCAACTCTTATAGATAATAAAATACCAGGTGTCAGTAAAGCCACGGCGCAACGATCGAACAGGGCGTTACGAACAATAAAAGAACGATTAAATGGCAAACATGGGCGAATTAGAGGAAATCTTATGGGAAAGAGAGTTAATTATAGCGCAAGATCTGTCATAACCCCGGACCCAAATATAGGCATTGAACAACTTGGCATTCCTATGAAAATCGCTCAAAATATTACAAAACCAGTAACTGTTAATGAGCACAATAAAATGTTTCTAACTCAACTTGTTACGAATGGACCTTTTAAATATCCTGGTGCTAACATTCTTGAAAAAAAACACGGAAAAATCTCACTATCTATAAATCAAATTGATAAAAGTTCGATTAATGTAGAAATAGGAGACATCGTACATAGACATATGATGGATGGCGACGCGATATTATTCAATCGGCAACCGTCGTTGCATCGAATGTCTATGATGTGTCATATTGTAAAAATTATGAGAGTCGGTGATACGTTTAGGATGAATGTAGCAGACACTAAACCGTATAATGCCGATTTCGACGGTGATGAAATGAATTTACATATGCCTCAAGACCCCGAAAGCGAGGCCGAGTTAAGGAATTTAGCAGCAGTTACTTGGCAGCTTGTTAGTCCGGCCGATAACAAAACTATTGTGGGGATTTTTCAAGACTCGTTGCTTGGGTCATATATGATGACGCGAAAAGATATTAATTTCGATATTAGAACAGCGATGAATTTATTGATGAGATATGATAAAGTTGATCTAACTAAATTGTTTAAAAACAATAAAACCGGCAAAATCTCAAGTTTCGAACTTCTGTCGCAGATAATCCCGCCGCTCACGATTGTTAGAAAAACGTCTAGATTTGCAGATGAAGAAAACGCGAGCAAAGAAAAACAGAAAGAACAATACAATTCTTCGAACGACGTATTCGAGATAATTAATGGTGTGTTTCGGAGAGGCCAGATGGGGAAAGACGTATTTGGTGATGGGAGCAGCGGGTTAATACAGAGAATTTGCAACGATTATGGAAATGAACATTCTGCGAAATTTATAGACAATTTTCAGAATATTGTGACTGAATATATGAAATCCGCATCATTTAGTGTAGGTATAAGTGATCTGATTGCGAATAAAAATACTACTACCAAAATAATACAAGCAATAACTAAAAAAAAGGAGGAAGTCAAAAATTTGACAGACCAGATACATCTGGGGATTTTCGATAATAAAACCGGAAAGTCCAACGAATATGATTTTGAAACACGAGTAAATAATATTCTTAATATGTTGGCAAATGATACTGGAAAAATAGGCAAACAAAGTTTAGATCCGACGAATAGATTCGTGATTATGGTTAATGCCGGATCTAAAGGTAAGGATTTAAATATATCGCAGATGATGTCTTGCGTAGGGCAACAAAACGTAGATAATAAAAGAATCGCGTACGGTTTTGAAGATAGAACTCTTCCACATTTCACAAAATACGACGATTCTCCTTCAGCGCGCGGATTTGTAGAGAACTCGTTTATTTCTGGATTAACTCCCACCGAACTATTCTTTCATGCGATGGGTGGTAGAATGGGTATCATTGATACTGCAATTAAAACATCGCAAACAGGATACGTTCAGAGACGTCTTATTAAGGGTTTAGAAGACTTAAAGGTGGAATACGATATGACAGTTAGAAATAATCAAGGGAAGATTATTCAATACGGGTACGGCGAAGACGGGTTTGACCCGGTGCGAGTTGAAAAGCAGCAGTTAAATATTGCTCTCATTTCAATCGAAGAAATATATTCACACTATATGCCCATATATGATAGTGCTGGACGAATAATGAATATGATATACACGACTAACGCAATAAATAAGATGAATAATCAGACCAATGAATTGAATGCGAAATTAAAAAGTATAATTGATATGACTATAGCAGCTAGAGCAGATTTAATTAAAAATGTATTTTCGGGTAGAGACAATAAGCATGTTTATGCGCCTGTGGCCTTTTCGTATATTATTGATAATATCAAAGGACAACAGTACATTTGCGATAGCTCGCTCGTAGATATAACGCCGTTAGACGCGTATAAAATTATCGATGCCGGATTTGAAGTAATATCGTCAATGTATTATATTAAGCCAAATCAGTTGTTTAAAGTGTTATTTTACTATTATTTAAATGCCAACAATCTATTAAATGTTAAACGATTCAACGAAAAAGCGATTAATGTATTGATGCTTAATATAGTTCTAATGTATAAAAAGGCAATCGTTGCACCAGGGGATATGGTTGGTATGATTGCGGCGCAGTCTGTCGGAGAACCTACAACACAAATGACGTTGAATACATTTCATTTAGCAGGCGTGGCGACCAAATCAAACGTAACACGTGGGTTGCCGCGTATGGAAGAAATATTGTCATTGTCGGAAAATACAAAAAATCCGTGTTGTACAGTGTATCTTCTTCCGTCGGAAGAGCAAGACCAGGAAAATGCGAAAAAACTTATACATCGAATCGAATATACTAAACTTAGTTCAATTGTTGAAAAGGTTCAGATTTTCTTCGACCCGAGCGACAAACAAACCATCGTAGAAGAAGATAAAATAATGATGATGCAGTTTAATGCATTCGAGGAATTGCAAAACGAGGAGCACAGCGGAGCTGAAGATATAGAAAGGTCTAAATGGATAATACGTCTTAAATTTAACGTTGACGAAATGCTTGACAAAGATATCAGTATGAACGATGTGCATTATACAGTAAAAAAGATATATGGTAATCAAGTGAGCTGTGCTTTCTCGGATTATAACGACGATAATTTGATTTTTAGAATACGACTGAAAATTGATAAAAAGCAAGATAAAAAAACGACATCGGACAAGAAGGCGCCGTTAGATGCAACTGACCAGATTTGCATATTAAAAACATTTCAAAATTCGCTATTGGACAATACGATTATGAGCGGGATCGATAGCATCGATAAAGCAACTCCGCGTAAAATAACGGATAGTATAGTAATGGTCGAGGGAAATTACGAGAAAAAGGTAACATGGGTGGTTGATACTGTTGGTAGTAATTTGATGGCATTATTAAGTTTAGATTATATTGATACCACGAGAACATATACAAATAATATACAGGAGATTTATTCTGTTATGGGAGTCGAGGCAGCAAGACAATCAATCCTTAACGAACTCACCGAGGTGATTGAATTTGATAACGCGTACATTAATTATCATCATCTGAGTCTATTGTGCGACAGAATGACGTGCAATGATAAATTGGTATCTATATTCAGACACGGAATAAACGGGGATGATATTGGTCCGCTCGCAAAAGCATCGTTTGAAGAAACGCCTGAAATGTTCTTAAAAGCTGCAAGGCATGGAACCCTTGATAATATGCGAGGTGTTTCCGCGAATGTAATGTGTGGACAAGAAGGGTATTTCGGCACAAGTGCGTTTCAGGTTGTTTTAGATATAGACGAGATGAAAAAACTCGTACCTTTAGCACAGCCACCTACAGATGATTCCGTGATTGAATCAGAGTTTGATAAAATCGTAGATAACGATAATTGCAGCAAAGCCAATCTGAATATCACAAACAATGCAGAAAATATAGAAAATAAAGAGTTGGGATCATATAATAATGATTACGACTTGAATATGTAGATTAAATCATATCATTAGAGCGGTATAAGCTTATATTTATTTACATGTAAATAAATATAATATCATCATTATTTTAAAATAAGTTACGTAAATACCCACCGATAGATATTTTTTTTTCTGATATGAGCGGAGTTATCATCTGCTTCTGATGCGATACGTCTGAAATATATTTACTCTTAGCGTCACTATTTTCGTATCCCCGCGGAGCCGAATCATCTGAGAATGATTTATATAGAAACGGAGGATTATTCGCGGAATCAATTTTATTAGAATTAGTACACGATAATCCAATGTATTTGCATGCATTTGATTGGTTTAACTTTATAATTTTGTCGGCATTTCTAATCATATATAAGCGATAATTCCAATTTGTATTTATATCATTATCTCGTATTAATTTAGAATTTTCGGAATTGCCTGGTTGCCATGAGGAATTAGCATTTGTATTATCTGAGCACAAATTCATTATATTATTAAAATATATTAACTATTAATATTTTATTTATTTGATAGTAAAACAATTAATTCATTTTTTTTAAGTTTTTTAATAGTTTCTTTCTTTTCTCCGGTTTTGGCGTGTAACATCTTTCTTAATTCTTCGACCTTAAATTGAGAAAGGGATTCAATATATTTGGCTAAATTCGTAGCGTCGCTGTTGTCACCGGCCTCTTCTTTGATTTCTACATCTTCTTTGATTTCTACTATATCTTCCTTGATTTCTACTATATCTTCCTTGATTTCTACTATATCTTCCTTGATTTCTACTATATCTTCCTTGATTTCTACTATATCTTCCTTGATTTCTACTATATCTTCCTTGATTTCTACTATATCTGAGATATCTTCATCGATTTCTATATCTCTGCTCTCCGGAGAGGTTAAACCTGAGATAGAAGATAAGATTTCCATAGTCACGTCAGTTGAATGCATATCATTTTTGCTTTTAGATCTAAACAAACATATGTTTTCGATATCTAATTCAATGTGTTGCATGTTCATATTTTCAAACCCGCGGTTAAGCCGTATAATTTTAACTTCCTGGTTCGCGGCATCTTTCTCAATTGAATTTACAACCGTGTCCGTGTTCACATCCAGCCGTTCCTTATCCGGCGAATTGTCGGTTTCGCATTCGGTTTCATCGGTTTCGTCAGATTCGCTACCAGTGTCATCACTTTCAGAATCACTATCATCAGACAATTGTATTTTTGGGGATTTTTTTTCGGTAGACATACATATATTTACTTCACCGACATCCTTTACCGCAGTCAGAGCTTCTTCTGAAGCTAGTTCTATAGTATGTTCTCTAGTAGAACACCCCTTCACTTCTTCTCTCACCTCTGTCATTAAGGAAAATATAATTTTGTTATTTTTATCAACATAATTGTGTAGTTTGATTATCTTATAATGCAGATAACCAATTAATCCTAAACCGATACATATGAGAACGTTTATCAAAAATTGTCGTCGGTCCATACTTATTAATATGTAATATATATTAAATTATTATTTAACGAATTGGATGTATAATTTAATTATATCATACGAACCAGTATATTATTGATAAAAGATTTAAATATAAAACGTTTATAATGTATATTAATGGACAAACTTGATGTCTTAGATATTTTCAATCAACAATTTAAGGAGTTTGTGGAAAATATTTCAAAATCGTTTCCAAAAAATACAACAATCTCACAGATGAAAACCGCGTTGAGTCTTATAGGAGTGGTAAAACCAACCCTTATATATAAAGGGTTCAAAAAAAATGTAATTGACATGTATAGAAGTGAAATTGAGTCGGGGGATATTACCTTTTTTATCGACAAGGATTATAAACAAGATGTAACTGTAGCTGTATGCACTATGGTAGATGAATTATCCTTTTTGAAAAAAACAATCGATTCTGACTTAAATTCTATTTTAGAAAAAATAGATGCACTTAGAGAGCCAGTGAGAGAAATGAACAAGGAAGAACAAAAAAATGTAATGAAATATATACAAAACTTAATGAAATTAAGCGATTTATATGAAACGCGTTAATATAATTTAAAAAAAACATTTAAATATATCAATGAGCGATGCAACCGAAGATGTAAAACCAGAGCATAAAAAAACATTAAAAGATTTACATAAAGCTATAGTTGATTTTACGAGGGATATTTTAACAACGTTTCCCGAAGAGAAAAAGAATATTTCTAAGGAACTCCGGGAAATAATCGAAAAAGAATATGTATTAAACGATACAATGAATTGCATACTCGTGCAATGCAAAAGCGTCTATATGGAACGTTTTTTTGACATTCTTTACCAGAATAAAGATATTTACGATCAGCATATTTTTTTCTTACCTGGCATAGATTTTCATCGGGTATGGAACGATTCTAGCTTAAGCGATAATTCGAGAGAAATGATATGGAAATATATACAATTAATAGTATTAACTCTAGTTTCATTAACCGATAATAGCTCTGATTATGGGGCTGCGTCAAAGCTTTTTGAAAATATAAACGACGAAGAGTTTAACAAAAAAATAAAAGAGACAATTGATAAAATGCAAGAAGTCTTTACAAAGCCCCAAGGAGATTCGGATAGTTCAAATGATAATAAACCTAATATTTCACTCGAAGATTTGCCTAAACCCGAGGATATACGAGAGCATTTACACGGGATGATGAACGGTAAATTGGGCAATTTAGCTAGAGAAATCGCTCAAGAAACTGCAGCTGATTTGGCTGCAGATATGGGAAACCCCGAATCGTTAAACGATGTGTTTAAAACCCTCATGCAAAACCCTACAAAAATGATGGGGCTGATTAAAAAAGTCGGTGATAAATTAGATACCAAAATGAAAGAAGGAGCTATGAAAGAAAGTGACATGTTGAGCGAAGCAAGCGATATACTCCAAAAAATGAAATCAATGCCTGGTATGGGAGATATTCAATCAATGCTAGCAAGAATGGGTATGGGGCATATGATGCCCGGTGGAAGTAAAATAAATGTAGACGCAATGCAGTCTAGCTTAAATTCCAAGATTAAGACGAGCAAAGAGCGCGACCGTCTTTTATGTGTATTAGAACAGAGAAATGCACAAAAATCGGCAGCGCTGTCCCAAAAAGAGACTGCGATAAGCGCTAATGCAACCATATCAGGAGGCGACAATAAAGAAACACAAGATCTTCCGCAGCAATCCAAAAAAAAGAAAAAACATGTAAAAAGGTTATAACGCAATCTGCTAATTTGGGATAAAGATATAAGTTATACGAGGACGAATAACAAGTATGTGAATAACAAGTATATGAATAACAAGTATATGAATAACAAGTATATGAATAACAAGTATAAATAATATTATTTATAATATTATTTATTATATAATGACAACTCCTCTATGGTTAACCGATCCAAGTATTTTATTAAAAAGAGAAGATATAACTCAATTATGGCCGACTGCAGGGATGCCCAAAAACAATAAATTAAATGCTATAGTCAGAATAGTCATTTTAATCACATTATTGGGGTTTATATTCGCAGGAGACGCTAGTTTTATTGTATCTGGAATAATTACTATAGGTTTAATTGGGCTGTATAGTAGTCAGACAAATTGCATTAAGACCGAAGGATTTGAACATAAACCTTTCGCGAAGAATAATTATACATTGCCGTCTAAATCAAATCCACTTATGAACGTACTTATGACAGATTATATGGACGACCCTAAAAGAAAGAAAGCCGCTCTTGCATACGATCGTAAGATTGAAAGAGATATAGTCGAAAAAACCACAGAAGGTATAATATCAAATTTCGGTGATTCAAACATTAAAGAAAGACTGTTTAGAGATTTAGGAGATAATTTCGATTTAGACCAATCAGTTAGACCTTTTTATGCTACCGCAAATACTCAAATACCCAGCGATCAAAACGCATTTGCTAATTTCTGTTATGGCGATATGGTATCATGTAGAGACGAAGCGACGAATAGTATAGCATGTGTTCAGGACAACACTACACTTTATTCACAATTGTAATATTTATGAATTTATTATATATGCATATAATATTTATGTCTTTTTACGAACAAACACGGATTATTAACGATAATACAGATAAAAGTCAAGAGGAGCTACAGAACGCACAAAGCGCTACATACAATTTGAGTAATTTTAGACCAAGCTGCACAATGTCTAGCGCTATTAAGTTTGCTACAAGTCAGCCCAATGTTAATTTTACGGGCGGACATCAGACCGGTTTCGGTGGATGTAACATTGACGACAATAGCAAATTATTTAATAGCCCGGTAATAAGACCGAAATGCAGGGTTCCTTTAAACCATCGTATATTTTCAACTGTGCCTTATCTAGGACGGGGTATTCACGACTCTGAATCGGAAACATATCTTCGTCACGGAGATATCGCCAATAATAAGAAAAGTATATACCCAATCAGCGAATTTAGTTACGCGCCTTATGCATTGACTCCTCAGATTCAGTCAATACGCAATACGATAACTAACCCTAAAAATTTAATAGAAAATTCGGCAGATAAAAGTTGGGTTCGAGGCGGAATTTCAAGTAGAATTTAAGCATGAATTAATACACAGCAATTTATAATTTAAAATATATTAAATTATAAATGGAAAATCTAGAATTAGATAATTTAGATATATTATGGATAACGTTAATTAATTACGGATATATCGATTATGCCAAAAACTTTTTAAAGTCGATGGAATTATCTAATGTCAGTTTTAAATTGCTTATTTATTGTTTAGATAACGAATCCATAGAAGAATTAAAATCTTATAAAAATTGCATTTGTATAAACGCTGATGTTTTTATGCGAAGAAGACAAAAAAAAGCAGAGAAACGATTAGTTTGTTGGAAAGAACAGGAATATAAAGAATTGGTTTTTTTAAAATTAGATGCTATATTATATTCTCTACATAGGGGTAGGGCTATAAATATAAAATCGGTTGGGTATATCGATACAGATATTGTTCTAGTGTCCGACCCAACTGTAATAATGACAAATATTATGAACGAAAATCCGAATATCAGTGTATTTGCCCAATGCGATGAGCCTGGTCCATGGTGCTCGAATAGAGCTAACTGTCCTGTTTTTTGTAGCGGAGTAATATTATTTCGGAATATTCCTGATTTATACAAATATTTTGTATATGATGATAGCCATATTAAAATATGTTCGGGTGATCAAGATTATTTATATAAAATGTTTAAAAAATTCAATGTTCCGGTCATAACCATCGAAAAACATATTTTTTTAAACGGTTCATATTTCGGAATTAATAAAATTACGCCTTGTATTTTGCCGAAAAGCGCATGTCTAGTTCATTTTAATTATAGAATAGGCAATGCCAAAAAAGATAAAATGAAGGAACATAATATGTGGTACATATAGCAATATTAAATATACCATAATCTGTTTGTCATTTTTTTAGTCCAATAATTACCACATCCTTTAATGTTTTGCTGCATATAGTCGTCGTAATGTGATAAAAATAATCTAGAAAAATCGTACTGGGTATAAATCATTTCATTGTATTTTTCAAGCAAATAATCTTCGCTGATTTCAGAATAATCTTTGGTATATAAAACAGGACAATTTTTATACTTTTCTTCTATTTGAGCATTATATTCTATTATTGGAATGCATCCAGCGATTAATGCTTCGTAATGTCTATGACAATCAAGTCCATTGCCTTCAGGCGAAACTACAAATTTATACGAAGGCAATATTTCAAAATATTGAGTATGATCAATTAAACTGTTTATTATACCGTTTTTATTTAAATTGTTTACAATAAATTGTCTATTCACACCACAAGGCCTTCTACGCATGTCTGTGTTTAAATCAAATGCGCACAATACCGTATTGTCGTGTTGTCCGAATTGAATAGAATCTCCTTTTCCAAAATTATAACAATATGAATATTGCATACCTATCGGGAATGGCTGCCAACTATCCGAACCATCAATTGGCGATGCTTGAACAATTAAATCTTTAAAATATTTAGAGGTTAGTTGCCATTCTTTCAGTGAACTCATTAATTATAATATAACATTAATTATATTATAGTACTACATATAAATCGGTAAATGATTGAATGATAATTTAATTATTATTATTATTATTATTATTATTATTATTATTATTATTATTATTATTATTATTATTATTATTATTATTATTATTATTATTATTATTATTACAATAAACCGGTTAAACTTCGTATCTAACATTATCCCAATTGGTAAAATTACTATTTAATAAATTGTCAAAAGGTGTGCTACATTTACCGATTATTCGGTTTTTATTAAAAGCATGTGCAATTGATAATGGAGCAGAAAGAGAACCTACAAATAATTTACAACTATTTATGGCAATGCATAAATCGGAAAAATTAGTAAATTTGTAAAATGGTATATGTAATTTTGTATTTGTAATAAAAAAATTATACTCGTTTATATCAGAAGATATAAAAACCAATTTAAAAAATTTTTTTTTTAATAAAGTATAATCAATAGTATTGGTCCATCTATAATGTGTGGTATTTATTAAAATAATATCATTCCATTTTTCATCCAAAGTAGAATCAAGCCATACATGTTTCCCCCATTCAACGTTGTACGTATCCTTATATAATTCATACCAGTTTACTTTATATAATTTCGGATTATTTCTCCATACTGTCAAGTCTATATCATACAATTCGTTATTATGAATTTTATATTCATTGATATATTTTTGCTTTATTATAGTTTGGTATGTATCAGTGTATGTATTTTCTATTCCGTTTCGGAATTTATCACCTTTATTTCCTATAAATAAATTTCCCTTTCTACCAGTTTCATAAAATTTTTCATTAATTACAGACAGAGATTGTATAAAATCTCCAAACATTCCACCATTAATGTATATTATAGGTGTGAATTCAAATATCGCGCGATTAGTTTTTTCCGTTATATTAACATCTTCTATATTAATAATAGTTGGAGTTGGCAATTTGTTTATATCTGAATCTTCGTATATAAATGTCTGAATATTGAATATTTTTTTTATAGTTGTTAATAATTCAGGAGCTTCAAATGATACAATATCATAATCTAATGATAAATAATTTATTTCGGCGATTTTATTATAAAAAGTGTCTTCATTATTTATTACGATTTTACAATGAGTGGTTGCGTAGCTTTTCTGTTCTTTAATATTTGAATTTACGAGTAAATTAAACCAATTTTTAATTCGAAACCGTTTTTGATTAAATTCAAAAACGTCGTTCGACAATACCGAAAATTGTGGATTATCTACTTTAATAGTTTTAATAATATCAGTCGTATCCCATATTTTTTCATTTACATGCATAAGTAAATTGTAATAAAATTTATATTTATTTTTATACTGCAAACACAAATACAAAATATTAATTTCATTTTGTATTTCTACTAATTTATTCGGATCAGGTATTTTTTTAAGTTTTAATTCCAAGATACTATATTTGTCTATTGCTTCGCCGAATGAAACGTTTACATTCATAATATAAATATAATAATATATTTATATTATATTTAATATGTATTATGAAAATAATATAGAACAAAATGGATTATTCTTAATTTCGTTTTTATTTGTATAGGATAGATTAGAAAAACGGTCTAAATTTTTATCATTCCACCAACTATAATGAAAACTTATATATGCCGGAATCTTACTGATCTTTATATATTCTAATATTTCTCCTAAAATAAATTCTTCCCCGCCCTCTATATCAACTTTAATAAGTGATAAATTATTTAAGTTATATTTATGTATTATGTCATTAAACGTTATTGTATTTGTTAATATATCATTCTTTTTTGTTTGTATTAATTTTATTTGACTCATAGAATCTTTGAAATTGCTTGTATTACTGCTGCTATTTGGTCCAAATAATATTTTTGTTGTTTCGTTATATATGGCCGAATTTTCAACATCTACTTGTACGCCAAAATAATTTAAAAGAATATTTGTTTTTAGTTTTTCGACACTTATAGGGTCTGCCTCAACACATACGACGTAAGATGATTTTCTACTTGCATATAAACAAGTTGTACCAATCCAAGCCCCAATGTCTAAAAACTGTTTATTCGGATCTAGATATTTGTCAAAAATGTCAAACGTTTCACTTTCCCAATTTGAATAAATATCATTCCAAAAATGATCATTTCTTTTATCACCTAACTTTATTAAAAAAGTTTCATTTCTTTTTTTAATAGGAATTATATTATTGTCTGATAGATATTTCAGTTCAAACGATTTTATAGATGACGCTTGTGTTGCATCTTTATACATTAAATATCTACAAAAACGCGACATTCCGCCGAGTTCAATATACCATGGTAAATGTTTCATTGTAAAATCGCCCGCAATTCTAATATGTTGTCCTTTGCATGTTTTATTATATAAACAAAATGTTGTATCTATGTCTGAAAAATACATTTCATAATCATTGCGTTCAACGCGATTTGACCAATATTGTTTTTGTGATTCGCGAATAGTTGATATGCCATTATATCCAAAATCGGAAAATTTATAATTAAACATTTTTTCTGGCTCAGAAATATCTAACGCAAACCCAACTTTTTCTGATTTATATTCATCGCTAATTTTAACCATTATATCCAGAAAATTCTTTGGTGTATTTTTATTTAATTCTAAATCGGGGTCGGACAAAATAAATTTATCAGGCAGCATATTAAATATTAAAGGGTTTTTCCAAACGAGATGACCATAATTTGTGTCTTGTTTTAATACATCATATTTTTTGATAGTTGCTATATATGATTGTGTATATTTGCATGACGAGTTATTGTCTATAATAATAATATTTGGAGATGTGCATAAATTTTCTAATTGTTTTATCATATTGTCAATATATTTGAAGTTGTTAAAACAAATTAATACGATTGGTATATTCATTATTTTATATAATTATATACAATAATATATCATTTATTACGAATTAATAGCTTGTAATATTGATTGTTTTCAATGTGTTTATCTAAAATATAGTTATAACTTTTCAAATAATCACAAATATCTTGTTTATTAAAGACATTTTCAATAACTAAAATTTTGGGTTTGTGCTTAATTAAGTCTATACCCTTTAATATATTTAAATCATTTATTTAATGTAAAAGTCATTAACCGCAATTCTATGTATTTTTTTATAACCGTATTGTTTTAAATAGTCTTCGCAAAATGGTTCATTAAAGTTATTTTCAACCACAAATAATTTTACATTATAAACATTTAAATCAATCCCCTTTAAAACATCAAGTTCTGTATTCTCGGTGTCAATTGAGATAAAATCTATATTTTTGGGGAAATTAATTTCTTGCAAAAGTGAGCTTAAACTTCTAACCTTTACCATACACGTTGATACATTTGTAATTAAATTCTTATGAGATTGTATCAAACGCTGATCTGGCTCTAAAGAAGATATCGCACATAAATTGTCATTTAAATGAAAAATAGTAAATGGTTTGTCTTCTGTATCGGCAGACGAAACACAGCATTGAATGCATTCTTTTCTTTGTTTTTTGCATTTTTCAAACGCAGCCGAAATTGGTTCAATACATAATGCTCTCCATCCTTTTTTTTCAAAATAATATGTATTACTTAATGAAATACCATCATAAGCGCCAATCTCGATACAAACACCATTTGTAATAATTGGAAAAATTTGTTCTATAAATTTATCTTCTAAATGTTGACCATAATAACCCATTATAGATATAAATATATATATATATTTATATCTATTTATTAACCAATTACAAAGTTTACAATAATTCTTCTAAAATGTGCTCTATATTAATTAATGGATTCCATCCAAGTTCTTTTAACTTTTTCGATTTACCTCTAATATTCGTTGGAGTTGAATCAAACCCTATTTTTTTGTCTTCTATCACCAAAACTGGTAACCCGCTATCTTTTTCATATAACCCAGTTTCCTTTTGTTCTAATGCAAATCCTGCTATTGAATATAATTTATGAACCAAATCATATACCTTATAACTTTCGTCACTGCAAATCAAATAAGATTCTCCTTTCTCTTGAGCAACAATTGTGTAAATCGCATTAGCAACATCTGACGCATGCAATATGGATCGATACGAATCCAAGCTACCTACACTTAATTGTATTTTAATTCCGCGTTTCCATTGTTTAATATGTCGAGCAACTTTATTTAAGAGAAATTCCGGCCGTTTTAAACTCGACTCCGTTGTAAAAATGGTACCATTTGAAAATGGTAAATTGTAAGTATTTCTGTAAAATTCTATCATAGAATGTCCCATCGTTTTAGCAATAGAATATGGATGCAAATGAAACATATTACGATCATCTTCTTGAACCTCGTAATCATTGTGCCCCTTATAAATTTCACTACTTGATGAATTAAATAGTTTGGTAGACCAACCTTTTTTATGTATAATATCGCACAATTGTGCTGTTATTAATCCATTGCATTGTAATGTTTCTATTGGATTTTTAATAGCATATTGAGAACTGGAAATAGATGCTAAATGAACTATAATGTCTGGTTTAATAATAGATAACGCGTATTCTAACTGATCGGTATCATTCATATCAAAGTAAAATTTTGTAATATTTTTTTTAGGTTCGTCTAATATTCTAGAACGTGTTATACCGTATAAATTGTGATCATTAAATTTTTCTTTTACATAGTGAGCAATCATTCCATCGCATCCTGTAATTAGTAATTTGGGTTTAGTCCCAGCAATTTCAAAATGAGGAAATGGAAAAATGAATTGGCCGCCTGCATCTAAAAACGATTTCTCTCTTAATGTAATTTCTTTTCTAAAATGCCACGGTAAAACTAATAAATAGTCCGGCGGGCTATCTCTCATAGTTTCTTCGCTTATAATTTCTGTCCCAGTGATAGTCATTTTTCCTATCTTTTTAGGATTTCTCTCTACTGCATATTTAATATGCATTTCATTCAGTTTAGCGTATTGAAGTAAACAATTTCCTTTAGTTGACGCGCCGTAAATATAAACTTTTTTATCATTTTTATTTACGGTTTCAATAAAGTCTTTTAGATATTTTACCTGAGTATCGCAATTTTTCATAAAATTTGTGTATAATTCTTCGTTCATAATGCCGGCTTTTATTTCATTTATCAAAATGGTGTCAATTAATTCAGTATTTTCTTTATAAAAAGTAGATCCGCGTTTGGCAAAATAAATGCGAAAACTACCGCCATTGCAATCATTAAATACAATATCTATTATTTTGAAGTTTGCTATATCCGCAATGCGTTTTATTTGATGCAGCGCATAATATTCTAAATGTTCGTGACAAATAGTATCAATGCTATTCAAATTTAACATTGTTAATAAATAACTTTGTTCGCACGTCCAGATGCCATTGTCTTCTAGTATAGAATAAATATCTTTTGCAAATTGAACTGGGTCAGGTAGGTCATAAAACATAGATATAGAACTAATAATTTTACATTTAATTTTTCCGAAATTATTTAAGAAATTTTCACAATTGAAATAAGTTGATAATAATTCAACATCCCCGTAATATTGCTGAAATTGTTTACCTGTAGGGTCGACTCCAATTCTTCTGAGGTTAGACGAATAATATTGCAGCATCGTCGAATCGTTGCTTCCAATATCTAAAACAACATCTCCCTTTTCCAATTTTACCTTTGATAAAATCTCTTCTTGATATTCTTTTAAATGGTCACGCATTGTATTACTAATGCCCGATCTATATCCATATTCATATTCATACAATTCGGATGAATCAGTTGTTTCTCTTAATTGGATTAAACCGCAATTTTTACACATACATAAAGTAATTAATGTTTTCGGGGTAGAAAAGTCTCCATAAGTCGGAAATCTTGATGTAATAAATTGCTCTCCTAGTGAAATAACGTCCACCAATTTATCATCTCTGCATATACGGCAATTATACAAGTATGTTGTATTCATAATAACTATATACTTATTTTTTATTTAACTTAATACTATTTAACTTAATACTATTTAACTTAATACTATTTAACTTAATACTATTTAACTTATTGATTAAATTAACACATTAATGCCATCTTCAAAATTTATTGTTATTATCCAGCCAAGTTCCTTTAGTTTATTATTGCTGATATAATATCGCTTGTCGTTGAATGGTCTATCTTCTATAAATGTTATCCATTGTGTATAATTGTCAGTGGTTTTAATCTTTTTAATTAGCATTTTAGCGACATCTAAAATACTATATTCCATTCCTTCGTCGCATCCAATATTATATATTTCCCCTAGTTTACCCTTTTCTAATATATTTATAAATGCGATTGATGCATCATGTACATTCAAAAATGCCCTAATACAACTACCGTCGCCTTGAATTGTAATTTTTTTATCTTGTCGCAATTGCTGAATAAATTTGGGTATAACTTTTTCCGGATACTGATTAGGTCCGTATACGTTGTTTCCTCTCGTAATAATAATGGGCATTTTAAAAGAATGAATGTATGATTGAGCCAATAATTCCGCACCGGCTTTTGTTGCTGCGTAAGGATTCGTCGGGCATAAAATGCTTTGCTCGTTTTTATGATTTTCATTAATATCTAGCATAGATTCGCCATAAACTTCATCTGTTGATACGTGAATAAACTTTTGTAAAGTTTTACAATATAACCTTACAGACTCCAATAAATTGTGTGTTCCCAAAGTATTGTCTTTGGTATATTGTATTGCGTCTGTGAAAGAATCTTGAACGTGCGATTGTGCCGCAAAATGAATAACGTGTGTAATTTTGTTTGTTTGAAAAACGTAGTTCAATACATCTAAATTTTGTAAATTGCCGAATTTGAACGTATATCGGTCTTTATCGTTTCTAACGTCTTCGTTTATATTCTTAATTTCATCCGCGCAGTAATAGAGAGCGTCGAAATTTATAATTTTTATATTTTTATAAATATTGTATATTTCGTTGATAAAATTAGAACCGATAAATCCAGCCCCACCAGTAACAAATATAATCGTTGAGGGTAAATCTTTAAAACCACATTTGTTATTTATATCATCGCCCTTGTTATTTATATCATCGCCCTTGTTATTTATATCATCGCCCTTGTTATTTATATCATCGCCCTTGTTATTTATATCATCGCCCTTGTTATTTATATCATCGCCCTTGTTATTTATACTATTGTTTTCTTTTTTAAGACTTACGTTTTTTTTATAATGTTGCAATAATTCCCTAACAGCATCTTTGATGTGCCTAACTCCAGGGGCAAACGTTTGAAGTTTAGTCGTATCTAATAAATTATTTGACCTATCGCAAGCAATAATCTTCCTCTGTTCTTCGATACTAAAATTTTTCCACGTAAATGATTGGTCTACGTATTCTTTGTACATTTCAAGTATTTCGTTATGCGAGATAACTCCAGGATTTGTCAAATTAACCGTGCCTACTACACATTTTTCCATCATTTTTAAAACAATCGGCAAAAGTTCGGGTAATACAGACATAGAGTTTGGAACAGAACATATTTTTTTATACTCTGTGATTTTTGTTATAAAATTGCGCGGGCACTCATTATCAACAATAGGCATTCGAATGCGTAAATTCAAGACAGTGTTTTCGAATTGGTGCATCATCCGATCTGTAAACCCTTTTACTACAGAATACCCGGAACCAAAAAAATTTGGTATGTCGGATTCATTAAACCCTCTATCATTATTATCGTCTATATAATTAAAAATACACCCAGTTCCCAAATACGTATAGTGTATATTTCTCTCTTTGCAAGCAATTGCTAGAGATATAGGAGAGAATAAATTATCTTTAATATTTTCTACAAGTTTCCCAGGTTGTTCTAAATAATCAATAGTTTTATATTCAGTTTCACCTATTGTTCCATGTGTTCTTCCGATGAAAGAAACAATATGCGTTGGCTTACAATCGTCTATCTCTTTTATTAATCGAGGAGTATCGTCAACACGTTCTGCACCTAATATGTAATTGTATTTCAGATTTTCCAGTAACGATGTAAACTGCGTTCCAATCCAACCTTTATGCCCATATACAAGAATTTGCATTATATTAAATAATACTATTGTTTTAAATCACAATATTTAATTCAAATATTACGATTTCTCCGAATATTTATTCCAACGATAATAATAATTGTCTATTGCCTTTATAGTTTAAAATTTCGAGTTCAATTGACGACGTTTTAAATAAGTCTTTTCCGTAAACATCCTGCAATAACAACCATTCGAACATTCCCCCGTTATAAATATATACGTCAATGAACCCAAGGCCGATTAACTGGCTATATTTTTTATGTACATTTATGTCGGAAGAATTCATACCATAAATGATAATTTTAATGTTCTCTCTAGTTGAGATATATTTATTTATAACTCGTTCTTCTTCTGTTATGTCCAACGTTCCCCGAATTAAACACGACTGTTTATCAGTGGGTAGAGTATTTATTAATATAAAACTTTTACCCGAAATTGTATATTGTACATCTTCGAAATTAATATATTTACACTTATTGTTTGTATTTCCCATTAATGGTAATAATAAAAAAATAAAATAACGGTAACACAAATAACTACAATTTCAAACGCTTATTAGTTAAATTTCACGATAATTTCAATATCTTCTTGTTTAATTGTTTTTGACGCCAGAATTGACAATTCTTCTCTCTTCTTTCTCGTCTTTTGAGTAGTTTGTACTTCGGGTTTATTTTTAGAAGTGCTATTTCTATTATTCATATCGGCTTCTATTGCGTCATAATTATTTTCTATATATTTTATAACACCGGTTTCGAATGCCCATTTAAAAAAGTTCAATTGACCTATAGTGGTTTGAATGCTTGTATCGTTTTTATACGGAATCGATATTCGATCCCATCGACAGAATGGATCAAACCGCTTTTTAGAATACGATCTTAATTTTAGTTTATAATCAATATACACTTTAAAACGTCTAACTTGATTGCCCTCACTTAAAGGATATACGGTGTAATATTTTTTGGAATAATTGGTTGCAAACCAATCAACTATGCGCAAAGAGATTTTGGAGTTTCCGTTAATAATTGACAACATTTTGTCCATATTATCGCCCTCGTTGTAATATTCGATGAATTTATTCAATAATAATTCATTCTGGCTAGTGTACGACGTCATTACATACCATAATTATTTATATTTAAGTCAAATATAAATAACTTTGCCTAGTTTGAATTAACAATTCATACTATACTAAACATACTTTCGTATGACGTCACTTGATATACTGTTAAGTAACAATAATATTCCCGCATGGAATGCGAAATTCGTGTCGTTAATATTAAAAGTTTTTACACCAGAGTATGGATTAAATCTTATTATTAATATAAAGCAAGTATAATAAGTTATAAACATTTCCAACTCATTTCTATATTTTGGATTAATAAAAATAATTCCAGTATAACCAACAACAAGCAGTAAAGTTGATAAAAAAAGACTATATCTATATAAATAATTATGAAACTCTTTACCCGAGAAATCTTCTATTTTTTGCAAAATTCCCATATCTATATAATTATAAATTATTATTTGTTCATGTTAATATTCTTGGCGCAATGTTCATAGTTATCAGTTCTTGAAACATTAATTTACACGAATATGGGAGTTCTACATAACTGAAGTCTGTACGGTTTTCGCACATTTTGCACAAGTGTATATGCTTTTCATCATTGTACGACGCAATCATTCCGCACTTTTTGCATACGTGTACACTGAACGCGTCAGATGCGTCATACATCCTCCCGCGAGTGAAACGAGAGGCGCCGTGAGAACACATGCAATCTCGTTCCATTTCGCCGAAACGCAGACCGCCGTCTTTAGATCTACCTTCAGCCGGTTGTCTGGTCAAGTTCATCATAGGCCCGATACCTCTGCTATGCTGTTTATCAGTTACCATATGCTTTAGTCGCTGATAGAATACAGGACCGATAAACACGGCAGTTTCCAATTGCTCTCCAGTTAGACCATTGTATAATAGCTCGTTTCCATTCGATTCGTACCCGACTTTCTGCAACTCCTTGCAAATATCTTTCACGCCCAAATTCCCAAAACTGGTACCGTCGCCAAACAATCCAAGTGATAATAAGGTTTTACCTAGCACAGTTTCTTTGAGTTGCGCAATCGTCATTCTTGACGGAATTGCATGTGGATTAATGATTATATCAGGGCGTATTCCGTCCGCGTTAAACGGCATGTCGCATTCTGGTATAATATTTCCTATAGTCCCCTTTTGTCCGTGTCTTGAACTAAATTTATCTCCTATTATAGGTTTTCGCACAGACCGCAGTCGTACTTTACAACACGTATACCCATCTCCGTTTCTATTTATCATTTTTTTATCAATAAAAGTCTCTTCCGTAGTTTTATATATTTTACTTTTATCTTCAAACTTTATAAGCTTTACGTGATCGTTTCTCGCGTCTTTAATCTGCGAGACTTTCCCTATAATAATATCTTTATTTTCTACCAATTCATTTAGTTCCATTAAACCATTGCTGTCGACTTTGTCGTAATTTCCGAAAAACATCCCTTTGGTTTTGGTTTTGTCTGGCTTACATCTAATTTCATCGTCACCATTCACCTTCTTATCTTCATCTTTTTCGGTATGATAAATAGTGGCTTGAAATAAGCCTCTGTCTATTGACCCTTTATTAAATAATATACTGTCTTCTTGATTGTACCCAGTATGCGTCATTATCGCAACTATCACTTGACACCCCGACGGTATTTGATTTAATCCAATCATATTCATTATTCGTGTTTCAACTAAGGGTCGCATAGGATAAGTTAGAACGTATGCGGTTTTATCCATTCGCGTATCAAAGTTTGTAACATACATGCCCATAGCTTGTTTACCCATAGCACATTGATATGTATTACGAGGAGACTGATTATGTTCTGGAAATGGAATGCAAGATGCTAGAATTCCGAATATTGTGCTTGGATGAATTTCGCAATGCGAATAATTGTAATGTACATCTTTGTCACCAAGTAAATCTGCGGGAGTCATTGCAATCATACTGCTATTTTGCTCGGCCGAGTCTATATATTCTATAACAGAATCTGGAATTTTACAATCTGTCAGTAAATCGTCCCACGACAATGTATGTGATTTAATGTCGGCAATTATGGCAGGATTAATTAGAAGTTTGTTATTTTTAACTTTTAACATCGGCCGAGTCAGTCGCCCTGCATCGTTACATACTCGCAATTCTAACCGCTTAAAATCGAATACGATAGATGTATATATATTTATAATGCCTTTGTATTTTTTAATTTTGAGTAGTTCAAATAGTTCTATAGCATTGTCTTTAATGTATCCAATCCAAGAACCGTTTATTACCATTTTCACTTTGATTTTAAGTGTATCTGTATTTGCACCAACACCGATAATGTAAGGCGCTACAGTATCGTGCAATATATCACTGTTAGATGCAGTCGTTATATGTGCAAGATAACTAAGATTTTTCACTACACCAACACTACCTCCTTCAGGGGATTCTGCTGGGCACGTAAAACCCCATGATGTAGGATGAAGTTTTCTCGGAGGAATCAACTTGCATGTTTTATCTATAGGTGTATTTACTCGTCTCAAGTGACTAAGGGCAGACACATATGTTAACCGATTAAGAACCTGCGCGACCCCGACTTTGTTTGTATTTGCCTGTTTTACACCGAAATCTCCTGTAGAAAGTGCACGCTTTATACCATTTTCTATTGTAGTCGATTTTATAATTTTATACATATTTGTCATATTTACAACAGACCCGAAATCTTCAGTAGATCTCCACGACCCGATGTTAATTTCTCTTATTATTTGTTTTTGTATATCTTTTACCATTTTATTAAAATAATTTCTAAATAAATTTAGCAACAATATACCGGTAGTATCGATTCTTTTATTCGTAAAAGAATCTCTATCATCGCTCTGCTCGCTTCCAATCGAACATTTTATTAATTTATTTACCATATATCCCATAAAATAAATGCGTTGTTCTTTTGTCCTACAGTGCGGAAAAACGTCATTATTTAATACTTCCATCGTAAAACTGGTTTTTTTTAATGAGCCCGTTTCCTTGTCGACGTTGATTGGTGTATACATAACAATATTTGTTAAATAAGTTATCGCAATCTCTTGTGTAAGAATTTCATTTGAATCCACGACCGAAGCTCGAAGATGCTGCAAGATGTCATTATCTCCGGCCGATATTATTTCGCATATATCCTTATCGCTAATTATACCAAATGCTCTGAACACTACAAATAGAGGAACTGTAGTTTTCATTCTTGGCAGTTGTATGCAGATGGCGTGACCAAATCCGTTATTTTTTGTAGATAGATATACGGACAATTGTTTCGGGGATATATTTTTAGATTCCGGTAATGATTTTATTTCTGCGACCCAACTCCATTTTGGGTTATTTTTAGATACATTAAAACACTGAACTTTATTTTCCACTACTCTTTCTTGTGCAATGCAAGTTTTTTCCGATCCATTGATAATAAAGTATCCTCCGGAATCTAAACTACATTCTCCTAATGTTTTATTTGAAACATGCTTGTAGTGCTCTAATACACAAACTGCCGATTTAACCATTATCGGCAATTTCCCGATATTAATGTTATTAAATACCTTGAAAAATGTCTCTTCCAACTCCATCAATTTACCTCTTTTCACGACATATTTAATGTTTAAATCCACCGTCATATTTCCAGAATAGCTAAAATTGCGTTCTCGTGCAATATTAGGAAACATCATACGTGTAGACCCGTTAGTTTCATGCGCTTCAGGCATGTGTAATTTAAAATTTTCGAAATTAATGAACATCTCGTATCTATACGCATTCAAGTCTTTATTGTAATCTTGGTCCGATCGTATATGAGTATTTTTAAACATCGCAATTGTATCTGGAATTTGACTTGTTACAAGTGCGTTGTACGATTCGATTTGATGTCGAACCAATTGTTTAAGATGGTTCCCTCTAAAATAAGAGCCGATAATGTCCCAAGGTTCTTCGTCATACGAAATGCGCTCGGATAATTTTTCGGGTGTGGTCATCTCGTATAAAATGATATCCGAAACCATAATAAACGGTTCAATTTATATTTAAATTAAACATTTAAATATAACAGTGTATTTAATTATTATATTAGTATCATTTGCATACAATGTATACATTGTATTAAATAAATAAACAATATACGTTTATACGATATAACATTTATTTTATAGATATACTATGGATTATTCGACAAATGCAATGACACTTTTTTCATTACATAAAACTGGAGAAATAGTAGAACAATGTAAGGTAGAAGAGAATCGTCCTATAACGCACGGGCCTTCGGTATCATCGTTTATCGTTTCTCTCAACGATTTACCAGAAAAAAATGTACATATGAGAGAATATCTTCAAGAATTATTTGAATTAATAATGAAATACGAAGTCGACGACTCTTACCCGAAAGATTTACCATACAATACAAAAAAATATATTTTTGGAAGAGATAATTACGGACGGCAGCAATATGTCAGAGCAGTTGTTTTTAATAAAGTTAATATGCGAAAAGGCTCATATTTTTACGTATTGCAACAAAGTGAGCGCGGTGTGCGATTTTTATTATACGCGCTAAATAGAGAACATCATAAATCAGATTGCTTAGGCTCTTCGATGAAAATACCAATTCCGTCAGAATGTATAAAAGATATGCGGAAGGATTTATTAAAATTTACAGTTAAGCAATCACATGATTTAGATATTAACAATTTTATGGATCTTGTCTCAAATGATACATTGTTTTTTATGTAGCAATCAGGCAGTATCACATAATATTGCACGCCCCTTGTTTTTGGAAATAATCTATCACCGTATTTATCGCGGTTTGCGGCGGATTCAAATCTACCGGCTTCGGAGTTTCGGCACAATTAACGCCGTAACTAGCCAATACATTTGTTTCGTTAATTCCAATATTCTTTCGCATATCACACATAGGATTTCCTGCTAAATCTGCAGTAATTGGATTATTTATGCTATCTTTGAAAATTCCAACTTGCCCGTTCCATAAAAGTCCTCCCATATTAGCGTTGCGAGATGTAGTAAAACTAAACGTCGTAGTCGCCTGTGGATTAAGCGACTCTCCTCCACTTGTATATTTATCTACATTATTTAACAAATAACACCCCAGAACACCGTTTTGGTTTTTTTTAATTGACATAGCATCATACCCTTGCAACACGGCTCTTTCGGCGCAACTAGATACATTTACATCTGCAAGTCCTCTCTGCAATACAAGCGGGGATTTGTTATTTTTATAACATCCGGCCTTGCTCGAAGAGTTGCCGAATAGAGAATTAATTTGGTCGGTTAGTGTATTTTTTTCTGTAGGAAAAAGTGATTGATTGGAAGCTGCTGATCTAGTACTAGAAAGCACGTTGTTACTTAATGTGGTATAATCTGCAACCGATTGGGAAAATTTCGAACTTAACCTATCTACGGGGTACGTTTGTTCTGTTTTTTTAGTCAACGAAGTCATTATATATAAACAAATATATTTGGTTTAATAATTATTTGAATATAAACTTCTTTTAATCCATACAAAAATTTTTGTTATAAAGGCGACGATTCGGTTTTTTATATTATAAAAAACGTTGCGATAAATGTACAATAAAATAACTATTAATAAGAATAAAATAAAAAGTTCCAAGCGGTCTACAGTTTGCGGATTTATTTTAATAAAAATTAATAATACTACTATAGCTACAACGACTAGATACAACACACTATGCCTTGAATACATATTTCTTTGTAGTAAAAGAGATTCATTGATACCATCTAATTCTGTGTTTTTTTCGTTCATATTTTTAATATCATCGCTATACTGCGCAAATTCGACTAAAGTATTGCCATCGGTGAGATAACTTGTGGGGGGAGGTTTTAGCCCATCCGATTGAATTTTATCAGCATACGTATTTGAAAATATCGACATTTTGGAATTAATATCGGTCATCTGTTTTAAAAATGCATCGCTCTTAATTATATCATTCTTATCTAAATTAGAAATATATGCGGATTGCGCAATCCCGTAATCTGATATTAACTTTTGAATTTTATTATCGTAATCTGTTTTGCTCATGCTCATATAATAAAGATAGAATAAAGATATAGAATAAAATAAAATTATGGTTTCTTATAAATAGATGTAAAATAATATCCAGCTGCTATTGCAATTGTTATACTTACAAGGCATTTATTAAATAAAAGACGCCTATCATACAAATTAACTGTATCTGACAATACACCTTCTGCTGCATTATCGCTTGTCTCGAGATTATTAAGCTTCTTTACAAGTTCATCGTTTTCGGTAACTAGAGAAGAAATATTACTATTTATTTTTTTAATATCTTGTGTAATATTTTCATTATGTTTATCTACAACACTCTTCGTAATAAACAATTCCTTTTGTATTTTTTGCAATTGCATTATATTGACCTGAAATGTCTTATCGGTAATAGGCTGTCTAGGAAATGTCGAAACGATATTATTGATAATCATATTATATTTAGTATTTAATGTATTAAAATCCTTTTCTAAAACTTTGCTGTTCATAATAATATTAAACATAATTATATAGTGCATATACGGTAAAATTCAGTTGAAATTGCGGTTTTACTTGGGCGGATTATTTTACATATATTACCAGGTCTTATTCCTATGAGCTGGGATACTGGGCCAAATCTAGAAATATCTGGAATCTGTTTGTCATTTGTTATATTGAATTTTTGCCTAAATTCTTCGGATTCTTTGTGAGTTAAAACTGTATGTTTAGGCACAAGTTCGTGATTTAAAATATTGTATTGAAGACGGTCAATATTAATAACATTTACGAAAATTCCATCCTGTTCCCATATATGATTGAGTGTTTTTTCAGTAGTTTCATTCATCTCTTCGCCAACGATGATTATTAAATCATCCGTTTCTTCTTTTAACAAGCGTTCCATTGTGAAAATATCTTCTACATACTGATATATATTCGTTGGACGAATGCCTTTCTCGATCTTTTCTGATTTACCAGTATGATATTTAATGTAAGTTTGTTTACCATTATTTGGGTTGACAATAAGCATATCCATCTGTTTTGCTTGATACATGCTATACACCTCATGTATACTGAAATTCTCGTATTTTTTCACATCAAACCCCTGTTTTCTTAAACAGTCCAGAATAACTGCACGTGATTTATACAATTCCTTGGTGTCATTTTCGTTAATTTCTGTTGTCGCCATTATTTAAATAATATAATAATATAATAATATTTATATTGTTCAATTTTTAATTAATTGTAATAAGATGAAAATCACTATTTAATTGTATAATCAATACAATAGTAGATGGGTGATAATATAGATTTAAATATTGAAAATTATGATTTGAGCGATTTATTAAATTTGTTTAAATTGGATTATAATTTTGGAGAAAATGAATTAAAACGAAGCAAAAAACAAGTGATGCTTACCCATCCAGATAAATCAAACATGAAAGAAGATTATTTCTTATTTTTCGTAAGTGCATTCAAAATATTATGCTCAATTCACGAATTTAGAACTAAGAGCAATACTACGTCGACTACTAAACTAGTATATGGCCAGCAGACATACACGCCAGATAAAGATGAACACAGAGAAGAACTTCTAAAGAGTCTTATGAATAAACCTAACTTTAATAAATTATTCAATGATATATTCGACAAGCATAAATTACACGACGAAGACAATGATGACGGGTATGGGGAATGGTTGAAGGGTGACGACGGAATAGATACACGGTCAACGACTATGAATCAAATGAATTCTACATTCGAGGCAAAAAAAAACGAACGAAGTCCGAATAATGAAATTTCAATTTGCGATTACAATAATGTCGGTTCTAGTCATTACGAATTGTCGAGGGATCGTCCAAACATATATTCAGCAGAAGTGTTTGGGAGCTTACCGTACGATGATATAAGAAAGGCATATATGGAGACTGTTATACCGGTGTCGCAAAATGATTTCAACCGACGTCGTAAATTTAATACGGTAGATGATATGAGGAAACATTCAGATTATAGTTCTGCAAACCCCCTCACACTAGAACAATCAACGGACCTGTTGAATAAACAGAAATATAATAACGACGTAAATGACGTTAGTCGTGCATTTAAACTAGCGAAACAAGACGAGCAGTCTAAAAAATTAAATGATGATATGATGCGGCAGTTTAAATCTTTATCATACACGAAGTGAGTTAGTTATGTTTATTATATTTCAATAATTAATATTGAAAAATAGCAACCATATATTATATTTGCGATAATAAAGAAACGATATAACTAGTATAAATTTTACAGGTGGGTACTTAAAATTCCGACTAATTTAATCATGTATTATTGAACCCTCGTGAATGGCATTGTTATAACATCGCTTTTCAATTTCTATAACATCGTTTGTATAAAATAAAATATTAAAATAAAAATCTAAATCTGGAATAGAGAAATCAAAAAAGGACATTTTAAAAATGTCCTTTTTCCAAAAACATATAATACTTTTGAAAAAAAAGTGAAAAAAGTGACTTTGCTTGATTATGGTCTTAAAATCAAAAAAACTTATTTTAAAATGACACCACACTTTTTTTATCAAAAAAAACAAAACAATTTAGGCGTTTTTTTTGTTAAAGAATATATAACAAAATGTTAACAAAAAAAACGCCAAAAAACGTTTTTTTATTTTCTTGTGAAAATTGTGACTTTGAATGCGGTAAAAAAAGCGAATGGGATAGACATTTGATTACTAGGAAGCATATTCTTTTAACAGATTTGACGCCGAAAAATCCTCTACATATTTGCCAAAAATGTGATAAACAATATGCATCGCGAGAGGGATTATGGTATCATTTAAAAAAATGCGATAAAATTAAACCTGGAGCTGGAGCTGGAGAAAAAAATTCAAATATAAAAGAATTAACATTGCTTGTATCATCTCTCGTAGACAGCAACAAAAAACTACAAACACAGCTCGCTGAAATATCAATAAATTCCACGACAAATGTTTCGCAAACAAACACGTTTAATTTGAATTTTTTTCTAAACGATAATTGCAAGGACGCGATGAATATTGGCGAATTTATTAATACTATGGATATTAAACTACACGAATTAGAACAAGTGGGTACATCTGGATATGTAGATGGAATATCTAACATTATACTCGACCGATTGAATTGGATTGATGTATACAAGAGGCCGCTGCATTGTAGTGACGCCAAACGCGAAACTATTTACATCAAGGACGAAAATGTATGGAAAAAGGAAGAAACTAATAATCCGATCCTTAGGCAAGCAATAAAAAATGTCTCTTTTCAGAATATGAAACTTATATCAAATTGGGGTGAAATAAATAAAGAAAGTAAAACAATAAATTCAAAGCTGAATGACACGTTTGTCAATCTAGTCAAAGAATCGTCCGGCGGAAACGGTGACTTAGATACCAATGAAAATAAAATAATTCATAAAATATCTAAAAAGGTTATTATTGATAAAATACGATAGAATGTGGATAACACGACGGATGCATTAAATGTGATTTATTAGAAGAATTTGCAAAAAAACGTTTATACTCTGGTTCAGTCATTATTTTAAAATGTTTTTCAGTTATATTTAAATTATTGTAATGATTCCATATTTTATTTTTTAAAGAGAGAAATGTTTGTTGAGAAATTAGTGTTAGCTTTAACCATACTTTTAACATTTTCAATATTAATAAATATATAACTGGTAGATTTAATGCGCGTTTGTACTGCATCGTTAATATATGTTCATTGTCAACATCAAACACCAAAATATCCGATTTAAACGGTAAATTAATCATATATTTAATCCCAGATACCTTATGCAGCGGATCAGGATTTAATGTAAAAAAATCAGATGAAAAACTTACATTATTTTCTTGTAAATAATGCGATAACAACAATAAATCAGATTGACTATTTTCGGAAAAAATCTGAACGTCAATATCACTTGTTCCTACTGCAAAATCTCTCCTAGCAATACTCCCAAAGAATTGTATTCTGCAATTCAATATATCGTTTAGCCTTGAAAAGAATATAAACTGCTCCGCTGTTAATTTATATTTAATATCGGATATGTCCATTATATTTATCGTAGAAAATAATAACAGTTTCTAAATAGAACGACTTACTCATAAAATACAATAAAATTCGGATAACATGACGGATGCATTAGATTCGTTTTATTCGCGGATTCGTTAAAAAATGTCTTATATTCCGATTCTGTCATTATTTTAAAATGTTGTTCGTGTATAGTTAAATCATCATGATGATTCCATATTATTGCTTTTAACGAGTAAAAAGTGTCTCTTGAAATTATCGATAGATTTAACCCGAATTTTAATATTTTTAATATTAATAAATATATAAACGGCATATTTAGCGCGCGATTATTCCTCATAGTTATTATACGTTCATTTTTAATATCAACTACCAAAATATCTGCTTTAAACGGCATTTTGATAGTATATTTAAATCCCGACACTGTATGCAGTGGGTCCGTGTCTGATCTAAAAAAATTAGACGAAAAGCTTACATTTTTTTCTTGTAAAAAATGCGATAACAATAATAAATCAGATTGACTATTTTCTGAAAAAAACTGAACATCAATATCACTTGATCCTAGTGTAAAATCTCTTCTACAAATGCTACCAAAGAATTGCATTCGGCAATCCAATATATTGTTTATATTTGAAAAAAATATATACTGCTCTGGTGTTAATTTATGTTTAATCCCCGATATATCCATATATTATTATAAGAAAATATCCCAAATTTATTAATCATATTGTACAATGTACACTATGATTACGATTATCTTTATTTAAGGTATGTTTATGTTTACTAAAACGTTGCGACCAATTTAATTAATTAATGAGCTGACACCGATTGTTCTTTTTTGGGCATAGCCTGTTTCTTGACAGGGGCACTCTTCTCGGTGGGTGATTTCTTCTCCGCTGGAGCTTTCTTCGTCTTAGGTTCGGAAGAAGTTACTACATCTTTCTTGTCGCTCTGCACCGAAGACGCGGTAGAAGCTCTGGCCTCCGCCACTGTTTCGGTGGTCGAGCTAGTAGTAGTAGTAGTAGTATCCGTCTTTGGTTTTCCGGCTTGCTGAAGCTTCCACAAGCGACCACACTCGGTTAAACGCTCCTTTGGAGGAAAACTTGAAAGAGTCTTTAGGGTCTCGGCACAAAAGTTATTATACTCGGTTGGCGCGCGCTTCGCTTTAGTCTTAACTTGCGCAGGCGCAGTGATCGCGGGAACAACAGTTTCGGTCGGTTTTGGGTCAGTCATTATTACATAATATGTTGGTTTTCTTTAAATCGTTATCGGTGATATTATAATGCAATTAAGAAGAAGGTATGCTTGCCAATGCAAGCATAATAACTCCCAAACTAGCAACATTGTATTTCACGATTAAAGGTAAATTATTTTCTAAATATAGTTCTATCTGATTGCACAAGTTAGTGCATTTGATGAAATATCCAAGATTTGTCAGAGAGAATTCCCCCTGTATAATTTTACTTACGTCTTGTTTTTTAACATATTCCATATTACCATCAGACTCTGTTCGTCTGATTTCAGCCTCTGCGAACCCTCCGGAACACTTAAAAATAAGTTCTACTCCATTGACAGTAACGATAGATTTGATTTCTATTTTATCCGAAATACATGTTAAATCTCTTACTATTTTTTGAAAATCCAATGACGGAAGATTAAGAATAGATGAAAATTTAATATCAGGTAAAGATAACTCATCTGTGTCTGGTTCTATCAGACGCAATTTTTGAATTTTTTGTTGTTTGATTGTAGCATTTTCAAATTTTAATCCCAAAAACTGTACAACTCCATCACTGTAATCAGTGTCTTCAATGTAAATAGTCAGAGTATCATTGTTATCAATACTATTGATAAGTTTAAATAAATGGAATACATTAACTCCGATAACTATTTTATCCATTTTACATTCGTACAATTCGAAATTTTTCGCCTCTAAATTTAAATGAACCAGAATAGTATGCGATTTATCCATATTAATTATTTTAATCCCCTCTTTTGTGAATACTATATTTGTTTCCAATAAAATATCTTTCAACGCACTCATGAGTGTCCGAATCGGTGCAATTTGCAACGTTTGTATAGTTAATATATTTTTTTGATATGATTTATTCGGCTGGTTCAGCTGCTTGGTATTATTTATAACAGACATTATTATAAATAATATATATTCTTTAAATGAGTATTAAAAGTGTCTTTTAAACAAGCACCCAACTGGCGATATTTCATTTGAAATCTGAAAAATACTAGAAGGGTCTTGGTATTCGCATGACGATAACCAAATTTTAATTATACAAAAGTTCTTTTTTGGAGAAATCGTTATACCATTGATCGTTTTAAACGGAATCTCGGATGATAAAGATTCTCCAGCCAACGCATACGATAATCTCTTCCATACATTGTATACATTATTTACATGGACTTTATATGAAAAACACCCCCCGCTGATATTTTTTGGATCTTCCCATATAGGTTTAATATTGCCTCGCATAAGAAATAACATACAGTTATTAACAAGTGCTTCCGGCAATTTATCGTAAATGGCGATCATATGCTCCACCGAGCATATTTGCGCAATCTGTTTATAACTCTTGAACGTCCAATCAGTGTCATGTGGAAGGTGACCATATAAAGCCCATTTGTCGTTAAAGTTGTTATAAACAGAAGGTTTGTATGTCGCCGACATATCGTACTATTATATATGATTATATATTTAATACAATTTAATGATACAATTGTATTAATAATGTACCTATGCGAACTAGTTTTATCTTAACTACGGATATTTTTTTTGGTCCTACCTTTACCTTTACCTTTACCTTTACCTTT